CACGGCCCTCAAGACTAAAGTCCTGAAAACCAGTCAACCCCCCACCATGAGGTCATCGCAGGATTCCACACTCGAAGATCGATAATCTCATGACGGGGGCTGTACTTGACTACCATGCTCTGCTGAACTCCGGTACATAGTCGATGTGTAGCTGGAAGTCCGAGCCGGGGCGCGTTGCCTCTATCTCAACGGTCGCCGTACTTTTTATGACCGGTACTGGCTCGGGCCAGAACGGGACTATCTGAGAGAAATCAGGTTTGCCGTCGATGTCGGTAACGTGCCGCCTGGCGGGGTGTGAATCAATCACCCAACCACCGGCCCGGTACGGCACAGTCTGCCACTCATCCTGCGCGGTCAGACGCAATCGAACACCACCGTGAGAGCCGGTCACGGTGAACTTGGGCCACACTGGCTGGTCACCATCAACGCGGAATTCAACACGCCCGAACTTTGAATCTTTTGCAAGCGTGACGCGCTCTTTGAACCGGCGGGTTGTGTCCCCCGCGAACTCAAGAATCACCGAGCACTTAGCGAAACGTGACCCGCCGGGGGACTGCCCCCAATCAATTTGCGACACGCTAGCGACCCTCATTCGATACCAGCGGTAGCCCCACTCCGCAGACACAACAGACAGGCCGATTGGGTGTGATCCGTCACCCAGCGCGGTTAACAATCTATCCATGTACCTGCGCACATCGCAGCCCTTAGCTATGACTTCTAGCTTGATCTGATTTGTGTCGGTACTCATGCCGTGCCACGAACCAGACGCTTCATCCCACAAGTGGCGCTTATCGAATCCCTGTAGCCCGTCCGGCACCTCCGAAAGGAATAGCCCCTCACGGCACTTCCGCGGGCGCGACAACGCTAACGGCTCCATGTCAACGCCCCACAATGTGAGACGGAATTTCTTATCCCAAACTTTACTCATGATTCATTCTCCTACTTATTCGCCGCCATAGCACGTAACCCATCGAGAACCGTGTTCTCCAACTTCGCATTAACCGACACCGCGCCCGTGAACTGGGTTCCGATATTCGTAGTGTCACCACCACCCATCTCGGCAAGCACGCGCTTCGCAGCGGCCTCATACGCCGCGTCGGACGCTTCACGCTGCGCCGCAAGCACAGACCGGCCCGCGGCATCAACAGCGCCAGGCACAACCGACTTTTCAGCCAGCAACTTCGCATAACGGCCCTCCGCCACAGTCTCCGGCAAGCCCTCAACAACACCGCGAGACGCCGCAGCGTCCGCCGCTGTGTCCTTAATCGAATCAACAAGCGGCCGCATAATATCCGCAGCGTTCCAACCGTTCTCAACATTCACAGACGACCAAGCGCCAACCTCATCACGGGTCACGCCGCCAAAGCCGCCCGTGTTAGCCCCGAGCATCATGCCGTCCGTGGAGTTCACGCCCCAACCGGAACCGCCAATACTCATGAGAACAGACTTGTTTTTGTCCCCAATCTTGTCGTCAATCCCGGCGAGCTGCTTATTCTCCTGCTGTAACTCATTAAGCTGCTTTTGTAGCGTGTCTTGCATATCGGCCAGGGCGTCCGCCTGCTTTGCCGTCGAGTCCGATAAGTCAAACGCCGCCTTAGCGCGCTCCAACTGCGCCGCCTTTTCCCGACGATCAAGCTCCGCTTTTTTCTTCGCAGTCATCAAAGCCGCAGCCTCGGCACCGTACTTCTCGGTCATCTGCTTTTGATACAAAGGCAGATTGAAAATACCGCTAGTGGCGTCAAACATGTTATTCACATCATCTGACGAACCACCGGCCACGCCAACAGCGCCACCGGCAATAGCGCCTATTACGAGACCAGCGCGAGCGGTATCAACACGCGCTTTATCATCCTTAGATAGGGCGTCGTATTCCTCTTTGGCTTGCTTTTTGTAAGCGTCCGCTTGCGCCTTGCCCTCGGCAATGTTCTTGCCGCCCTCGACGGCGGTCTTAAGGCCCGCAGCGCCGAGCGCGAGTGCTGCAGGGAGTGCAGCGCCGCCAGTAGCCACAGTCATAAAAATAGCGCCAGCCAACTGTGCAAGACCACCAATAACGCCAGCGGCGCCAGCGGCGGTTTTCTGCTTGCCTTGAGTCTCCTGCGCGAGAGCGCTAGCCGAGCCGCCCAACTTGCCAGCAGCGGCAGCCGCAGCGTCCGCCAGTTCCTGTGTAGCAACAGCCAGGCGCTCATGCTGAATACGCGCCATTTCCTCCTGGAAGTTCACCTCATAGGTGGCCTCCTGCAACGCAACCTGACGGTCAAACTCGCCCTTAGCGGCCTGCGCTCGGGTTAACTCCAACTGCTTTTCTGCAACGGCCACACCGGAAGCGGAAATCATCGCCAGGCGATCCGTGTCCATAGCGCGCTGCGAAACATCCAGAATGCCCTTAGTCCGCAGCTCGGCAAGATTGACCTCAAGGTCGGAATACTGCGAATTGTAGTCATGGCGCGCCATAGCCAAATCAAACTCGGCCTGCTGCTGGTCTAGCACCTCTTTATGGCGCTCATTTGAGTTGTCGCGCTCCAACTGGCGTAGCTTACGCGCCGCGTCTAAAGCATCCTGCTTGGCATTAACGTCAGCGAGTTCTGAATCTTGGCGGGCATCGATAAGCTCATTAGCGTGATCCATGTTGGTCGCCATAAGCTCAAGGCTTTCCGCAATAGCCCCGAAGCCCTCCGCGATTTTATCCGTCAAGGACGCAACCGCCTTAATAGGCGCCATCTGCAACGCGGTATTGTACTGAAGTTGAGCCTCTTTAAGCTCACGGAGAGATTCTTTCTCATCCTCGCGAGCGTTAATGATCTCTTGCTCCGCATCGGCGATTTGCTGCGCCGCCTTATTGGCGTTCTCGGAAGATTTTTCCTTCAGCTCATCAATCTTCTTTTGAGCCTTTTCGACGTCCTCCGTCTTATCCTGCTGGGTGTAAGACTTAGTTAGCTCTTTTCTCTTAGCCTTATCTAGCGCTTTATAAGCGTCGGCGAGTTTATCCGCAGCGTCATCTTTGGAGTCCTTAGACTTCTTTTTCAGCTCCGCTAGTTTCTCCTCGGCCTCCGCAACATCATTAACACCATTCTTGACGTCGGCCTTAGCCTCTTCAAGACGGTTAAAAGCGTCGATCGTGTCCTCGTTAACACGGAGCCACACATCCCAGTTCGGTGTCTTAGCACTCAACGCCGCTTCAACCTGCGCCGCAATTCCCTTTTGACCAAACTGCTTTTCTAGCTGCTTAGCAATCGAAAGAATCTGCTTAGTTCCCGGCTCGCCAATCTCATCGCGGAAACTGTTAGAACCAACAAACGGGTTAGACCAGTTCATGACACCGGCTGCCTGCGCTCCAACACCGTACTTATCAGCAGTGGCCTGAACCGCAGCACGGTGACCACCCAGAGAGCTACCAACGGTGGCGCCTGGGATATTCGACGCAAACCCAGGATGATTAAACATCTGCCCGGCCACGGGTGCCGACGCTTTACGCGCCGTAGCCTTGGGGCGCGACTTAGCGGACGCGCCGCCACCAAAATCGGCAATGTCACCGATGCTAGTGCCCATGCCGTCAGTCTCGCCCAGATCGCCAGTCAGCTCACCAGAATCAGAATCAGAACCCGGCAGATACATGAAATTAGTGAACCCGCGACCCTCCAACGGCCCCGCAGCGCCACCAATAGTCATACCCTGACCAGTGTTACCGCCAGACTCAATGTAGGTGCCGTCAGGCAGCATCATCGCCGTGTGGCCGTTAGCGCCTCCGCCGTAGTCATACCAAGCAACAGCCAACTGTTTGCCGTTGCCGGGGCCGTTCTCGAAGCCCTTAGCCGCAAGCCACTGGCCCTCATTAACCGTAGACATGCGAGAATCGAACGGATCAAGCCCCAGATAAGCGTTAACGCCAGCCGCAACCGCGCCAGAGCAATCAAACGCGCTCGGGGAGAATCCACCCATGAGGTACGGGCCGTTGTTGTACGGCGCGAGTATTTCCTTAACCTGGTCGGATTTAGTCATGCCGCCATCGGCGTGCGCTGGGAGACTCTGCAACAACTCCATGAGCGCCTGCTGCGCGTTACCGGCATTAATCGCAGCGAGAGCGGCACCAAACTGAGCGGAGGAACGACGATTAATAACCCACTCCCCAGCGTCTACGCGGGCAATAGGCATACCGGAACCATCGACCCCAAGGAACCCGTCAACCATGTTTGTGCCGGGGCCGCTAAGCGGCAAGCGATAACCAGCGTCGCCGCCAATCGCAAGCCGCGGTAGTTCACCACCGGCCGCGAAGCCCGCAATACCGCCGTCAGCGTTGCCGCGAATACGGTTCCATGCAGAGCCAACAACTTCACCAATGAACTGAACGCGCTTGGTGAGCGGCACGGAGTTAATCAAACGGATCGCTGCGCCGACCTTGGTCGTGAACGAGTCGGTATCGGCGTCAACATGCGAATTAGTGGAATGAGCATTAAGCCCGTCCAACTGCCCATGAGCGGTGTTAATACCGTTATCAAGTAGCAGCTTATCCAAATCAGCAACCGGGTTAGCTGACTGCTGATTCAGATACTCCAAATCACCCATGGCGATAGAGTGATTAGCTTTTAAGTCATCAATAACTAGCTGCGCCTGCGGAGACGGGTTTTTAATATCCAAATCCTGCAGCAGAGACTCAACCTCCGCCGCGCCCATCTCAACTTGAGTTGGATCCATGATCGCTTCAATCGTGATGGAATCATCATCAATCTCCGCCATCTTGGTAGTGATTTCATCCAACTGGCCCTTAACTTCATCGCTAGGAGCCGTCACCTTAAACTGGATCGTTTCACCGGAAGCGTCTTTAACCTCCTGGTACTTAATGCCCAGCTCATCCATCACCGCAACAACGTCAGGGTTCGGCGGGTCAATCGGAATAGTGGCGCCCTCTTCAACCTTATAAAGGCCAGCCCACAAATCACCCAACGACTGGACAGCCTCGCTAGCGCCGTCCAACTCCACCAAAGTATGAACAACATCCGGCGCGAGACCGTAAGACTCAAGAATGTGAGACCACTGGGCGTCGAACTCTTCACCCGTCAAACCCATCTGTGCGCGAATATCATCCAGCACAGGAATCATCATGTCCCACGCCTCGTTAACGTCACCACCAGCGACGCCAACATCCATGAGCTTGTCGGACATATCCGACAGCGTGGACGACAACTGGCGGGCGTTATCGTTCTGAACATTCAGCTTATCGCCGTCAAACAGCTTATCGCCCAGACCATCCGTACCCTGACCCAGATTGGAAACACTGTTCCCAATCTCTTCTACGGTGTCCGCCAGTTCCATCATGGCTTGATCCGCAGTCTGCGAAAGCAGACCCATCGCTCGCATAGTGGACTTCAAAGCGGAGAGCTTATCGTCAGCCGACGCGGAAGAATCCGCCAACACGTCAATACCGGCAGCCGCCTGAGCCGCAGACGGGTCAAGCTGACGAGCGGCATCAATAGCCTGCTGCATACTGGTGCGGCTTTCAGCAAGACGATCCGCCGCCCAATTACCAGAATCGCCAGTGGAGCGCAGATGAGAAATGAGATTGTCGTAAGACTCGCCACCAACAGCGATCGCCTTATCAACATCCTCCTTGCTCATCTTCAGCTCTTCCATGGCGGACTGAAGCTCTTTATAGCCGTTCTTAGCGTCCTCCGTGGCCTTACGGCGGGCGTTAGAATCAGCGCTAGAACCAGCGTATGTTTCTTCCTTAAGGTGGCGCTGGTAATCCTCCTCGCGGTAGGCGCCCTTTTCAATGAAAGACGATTGCCACTTGGAAGCAAGTTTGCCGCGCTCTTCAAACTCCGTGAGTTTCGCGTTAGCCATGTCAACAGCCGCAGCCAAACCGTCACCAGACAACGCGCCCTTAGTACCAGCAATAGACGCGGCCAGCTGGTCGTGCGCCTTAGCCGCCTTAACGGACGACTCGGCAAGGTTCTTCTCTGCTTGGTCTGCCGCCTGAACATAATCAACAGCGGACGCAACAGCCGCGCCAGCGGCAGCAAAAGCCACACCCCACGGGCCGCCAAGCATGTCAAGAACGCCAGCGGCAGCGCCCTTGAGCTTGCCCATACCAGCAGCGGCAACGCCGCCCTTACCACCAAGCACCTGCAAAGCGGCGCCAGTGCGCGACAATTCAGGGTGCGCCTGGCGAGCGTAGGAATACGCCTCACCAAAAGCGGAAGTGAAATCAGAGATACCACCGCGGGTGCGCTTAAACGCGCCAGTCAAACCGTCAACCGCGGTAGAAACCATGCTGAACTTGCTGTAAGACTTAACCGCCGCAGCAACAAGCGCCATAGCAGTAGCGGCCTCTTTAACCGGGCCGGGGAGTTTACCCCACACCTCAACCGCTTTAGCTACACCACCAACAGACAGTTTCATAGCATCGCCAGTGAGATGAGCCATTTTCTCAAGTGCTGGTGCGACGCCCTCCACCATGTCAACAGCCGAGTTTCCGACAGACACCAACTGGTCATCCATGTTGTCGAACATGCCCAGCCAGAGATCTTCCATCGTATTCTGAAAGCGCTCCCACACACCCGGCAGGCCTTGCGTCTGCGCGGCTGCAACCTCAGCGGCCTGGCCCTGGCGAGTGACGGCTTCCTTGAGCTTGTTGAAGCCCTGGGCGCCTTGCTGCGCTGCGATACCAGACAGACGCATCGCATCCGAGCCGAACAACGTGGCGGTTGCGGCCTGGTACTGCTCATCCGTCATGGCCTTGGAAGCCATCTTAAGCTGCTCAAGTAGCGAAGCCATGCCAACGAACTTGCCGTTGGAGTCGTAGACGGTTAGCCCAAGCTTTTCGATAGCCTCCTGCGCGGGCTTACCCTGATCCGTGACAGACAACAGCGTGGTCTTAAGCAACGTGCCAGCATCCGAACCTTGAATACCAGCATTAGCCAACATCGCCAGCGACGTGGCCGTGTCCTCAATCGAAAGACCGAACTGGTGCGCAACCGTGCCCGACTGCTGCAGACCCTGCGCGATGCCAGTCATCTCGGCAGACGAGGCGTTAGCCGCACCCGCGAGAATATCTGACACACGCGCCGCGTCCCCAGCGCCAAGACTGAACGCCTGTAGCGCCTGCGATTGAATAGTGGCCGCGTCCGCCGCTTCAACACCAGCAGCAGCCGCTAATTGGAGTGTGCCCTTAGCCGCAGACATGGACTGTTCAACCGTGAAGCCGCCCTTAGCCAACTCCGTCATTGCCTGCGAAGCATCCGTAGCCGAGGTAGCCGTCAGCGACGCATCCGTGCCCAACTCGCGAGCCTTAGCAGACACCGCAGCCAACTGCTCGCCGGTAGCGCCAGACACGGCCGACATGGTGTTCATGGACGATTGAAACTCCATGCCGGTAGACATAATCTTGCCGAACGCGCTAGCGACGCCACCAACTCCCGCAAGGGCGCCCATCATGCCCGCGGCGGAGGACGCGGCGCTGCTAAACATGCCCCCGAGCGGGTTAGCGGCACGCCCTAACTCGTCCGTTGCGGACGCCGCATCGCGAGACTTAGCAGCGACTTGCTCCAATGGGGAGGAATCAACAACCGGTGTTGCTTTCTTGCCCGCGAGCGCCTCAACCGCATCATCGGCAGACTTCGCAGCGGAAGTAACTTTTTCCAGCTGTCCGCTATCGGCCTTAGGTGAAACACTCTTACCCGATGCCGAATCGATAGCATCGCCCGCGGACTTCGCAGCCGTCGCAACCTTATCTAGCTGGCCGCTATCGGCCTGCGGTGAAACGCGCTTGCCGTTAACAGCGTCAACAGCGCTACCCGCCGCCTTGGCCGCGGACTCAACCTTGCTAAGACTACCGGAGTCGGCCTGAACACTAACCTTGCGTTTGCCGGTCGCTTCAAGTGTCTTATCTAGACCACGGGCCTTAGACTCAATCTTAGACAGCGCAGAATCAAACTCCGCCGTGTCAACCTTAATCTTGAACCCGAGGTCGCCGAGGTCTAGCGCTGCCATACTCACTCCTGCTGGTTAGGTCTATCTCGTAAGCCAAGACACCGAGCGATAGCCGTATCCTCGCTCAATAGCCTTACGAGCCTTATTGTGAACCAACGCCAGCGGCGGTCAGCTAAAATACGTGAACCAAAATCCACGTCAAAAAAGTGATGGAAGTCAGTCTCTATCTCATCCCAATGAGACAGAAGATTAGCCCAGGTGAGTTTCTCTTCATCCACATGAGGGCGGTCTTGAATCTTCTCCGCCCACCACTCACGGACATACTCACCATAAGTTTCTAGAATAAACAGGTCGGGCGGGCCACCACCCGGGTCATTATCCGAGTAGGCCCCAGCGTAGGGGTCATACCAAAATTCGGAGTCTTGCGCCCACGCCCAACCATCTTCATCGCGCCTTAAGCGTCCCCATTGGTCTCGCCAGCATCCGTCTGGGTCGCCTGGTTCTGTTGGGCGTCGCTCTTCAACTTCTCCAGTGCTTTTCCCAGCTCGCCAGTCTCAAAGTACGCCTTGGCAATGTCGTTGTTGTTTGCGTACTTGAGGTGGACTGCCTGAACGAAACGGTCAATCACACTGAACGGCACACCGTCGCTAGTTAGCTCTTCAAGAACACCACCGGAAATCTTGCCAGCCTTGCTCATCTTGCCACCCGACAACGCAATCACACGATTCCACACATCCATCTCGGTAGTACCCTCCGTGCGAGAACGGTTAAGGTCAATCTGGAATGCGAGAACATCCTCCACACTTGGGCTAAATCCGTACTGCTTGCCCTTATAGGTGAAGTAGACGTCGAACGGGTCTAGTTGCTCTTCAAGGCTGCCAAAGTTAGTCATGGCCGTGTTCCTTTCCTTGCTTGCTTTCGGTCACGGCACTGATTCTTTATCAAACTCGCGTGCGGTCAGAGCAAAAGATTAACCCCCACAGTCAATCAAGACCATGAGGGTTAATAGCTCACCATGCGTTAGCTAGCGCGTGGCGGCGTGTAGATAGTCTAGTGAGACTCCCCAGCAGTGCCCGGTACGGACGCTTCACCACCCGGGGTGTTCTCGCCAGTACCCGCCGAGGCGCCCGGGGAGTGCTCGCCAGCGGCGTCAGTATTACCCGGCGCGACACCCTTTGGAGTGATTGCCTTAAGGATCTCTTCCTCGCTAATCTTCTCAGACGGCTTCTTCTCCGCGCCAACCTTAACCGAGTGGATACGGGTCGGCTCACACGAGGACTTCAAATCAGAGGTGAAAGTGCGCAGATCGTTAGCGCCGCCAGAACCAGACTTGAAGCTATTGTTAGCGGTACCCTCCCAGCCCTCGTCAATGTCAGAGCGCCAGATACGGAAGTCGATCTTGCCGTGGTCGCCCAATTCCTCACCGGTGTACTTCAAAAGCTGCTGATCCTCGGTGAGGAGGTCAAGGTCACCCTTGCGCGCAAACTGACCCTCGGCAGAAACAGTCAGAGAGCGGGAAGTCTTAATCTCTGAAGTCCAGCCGTTCGAATCAATGTCCGAAGCATCAACCGTGTTGGTCTCAATGTTCGGAGACAGAGAGGTCAGGCCGCGCACAAACTTGTATTCGGAAGCATCCGAACCAACCGGCTTAACCTGCAGCACCCAACCACGATTGAGCTGCTTATTCAGCTCGCACGAATTAGGCGCGGTAGCGTACTTTGCAATTGCCATGTCATCTCCTAGATAGATGGGATTGCTAGCACTGCCTCGTAGGTGTCGATGCTGTACCAGCGGGTGTTTGAATCCGGCACTTGTGGATCATTTATGACCCGCTCACAAGCTAAAACGCCGTGCCCTGCGGTCAGCTCAAAGTAGGTGCGGTCATGCAAAGCGGTAAAGATTTTCCCCGCGGTGTTGGCCGGTGTGAGTTGATCTTCAGCCCCGCCGCGGCACGCCACACTGAACCGGGCGGTGGGGTTGCTATCCGACCACGTGTTACTAATCGTCACGTTGAAGATACAAATAGCGCGGTCTGGTTGGTCAACAAACCGGCCAATAAACACCGCGGGAAGTTCACCCTCTTGCTGATTGCTTAGCGGGTCAGCGCACACCCCCTGGGCGTGTAAATAGGCGGCTAGATTATCCGCGAAATCATGATGGGTCGCGGGGCGCGGTGTTGCCTCCGTATTAAACTCAGACATCCTAGATCGCCCCCTTAATGTGATTCTTCACAATCTGCGCTACACGATCCGCGTTCTCACGGCGCGCTGTTTCCAGGTACTTTGCTTGACCTGCACGCGGGTGATTCCATGTTGTTTCCTCATGCTGGCGACGAATGTAGGGGAGGCCGTCGTAGCGGACGCCGCCCTCAACACTGCTACCCGCGTCAGTGCCGGGTATTGATTCAGCGGACTGACGCAGGTTGCCCGTCTCACCTAACGGTGTGAGCGGAACAGCTGCGGCCTCAACCACTCGGGACGCTTCGGACACGCCACGCACCGCCCCCTGATGAATCTGGCGTTTAACCTGGTCAATCTTCAAGTTCAGTGTCATAGAATCGTCACCTCCACATGATCCGGGGTTAACCCGGTGCCGGTGTATGCGCGGCGGGCGGTAACAACTTTGCGTTGAGTCTTAGCCCCAAACTCTTCGGGTAGTGTCACCGTGGAGTTAATCGCGGGTAGGGGGCCGTCAATCTCCCAGTTCAGAGTGCCGGACACGGTGACCTCTTCGCCCTGCCCAACACCCGTCTGAACCTTACGGGACTGCATGTTGATAGACGCCATGACCGTGCGTGCGGGGCCGTAAGTCACACCACGCGCCGTGCGTATCTCTTCGCCTTGAACCGTGACCTTATGACGGAACCACAGCCGCGCCAGAGTGTCGCTAGTATTACTCCGCATAATTACACCCTTATCCACGGTTGAGTGCCGATAAGGCCCGCGTCCTCAAGAATGAGTAGCGCCCCGTCCGCTAACCCGCCAGAGAGCAAACGTGCGCGGGCGGTGGTCGAGACACTGGTATCAAAAGTGACCGACGACCCGTTATTAGTGGACGATGCTACCGATGCCTCAGCGGTCGCCCCATCGGTAAACAATTCCCCAACAAGCTCAGACTGAACCCAAGCCAGCACCTGGGCGCTAGTAGCGTCACGAAAAGCGTCACGAATACGCGAGTTGGTTGGCATGCCGTACTCATCAACCGCATACAGAGCGCTCTTAGTGAAGCGTCGCATGAGCATAGAAGCGCGTGTAATTAGCCCGTCCAACTGTGTGTCGGAGTATTCATCATAGGTGTCGGGTGCCGCATCCTTAGCTAATTCTGTGCGATCTAGGTAATTCATTTCAAGATTCATAACGCCCTCCCAAAAGCGCTGTTAGATAAAAGAAAAGGTGGGGCATTCACCCAAAATGTTTATCCCCTAGCACCTATCTAGAAGAAAGTCATCTGAGCGAACACCCCACCAAAACCTGACCCAATATGGCGAATGCGGCCGCAGTGCCGGAAGCGGAAACACACCCGCTCACGCCGGGTCAAGCACTAGCTACTAGGCAGTAGCGGAAGCGGGCGCAGAACCAAGCGTGCCAGGCTTAACGTCAGCCTCAACAGACACCAGACCCTTAGGGTTAACAACCGCAGCGCCAAACACCTGCAAACCGCGGACAATATCACCGAAGCGATCCGGGTCACGCAGAGCCTCAAGTTCGCGAAGCTGGGTTGCGAAAGCAAGCGCACCAGGCACACCAGCAATGATGTGCTCGCTGGTAGAAGTGGTCGGAGCGTTATTGGACTGGTACACGTTCAGACCCAGCTGCGGGATGCTGGAAATGAGACCGTTACGGGCCACAATGTCAGTACCGGCGGCGTCCGCCTGAGTGACACGACGATCCGCCAGCAGAGCGGAACCAAAGTTCGGGCCGACAACAACCCAACGGGCGGTAGTAGGTGCGGACACCTTATTCAGCTCGGTAGCGAGGGCGCGAATAACATCCCACGCGGTGGTCTGCTTATCAGCCGGGCGGTAGAAGTCATCGCCATTAAAGACGGCTTTCTTACCAATCTTATTACCGGCCTTGTCCTTGAGAGACAGCGCGACGGCCTTATCAATCTCGTCCGCCATCTCGGAACCGTGAGCGTTAGTAGCAGCCGAGGCGAAATCGCCCGCCGCCTGAACACGGTCAACATCATTGACTCGGAAGCCGTAGTACTTTTCCTGATCCATGACCAGCTTAACGCTAGTAGTGGTCAGGTCGTCGTACTCAAGATCCTTGGTGCGGTCGTGAGTCTTGATAGTCGCTGCGCCGATGGAGTTAATCTCTACGGTGTCGCCAGAGTTCTGCAGCATCGGCTGATACTTGGTATCGGCAATGCCCGGCTGGGTGTAGATAGATGCCTTTTGGAACGGGACAATGAGTTCCGGCGCCCAGAGCTTAGGGATAAAGGAAGCAACAGACATTTAAGTCTCCTTACTTGAATAAGTGGTTCAGCTTTCCGGCCTTACGCGCTTCATAGATCTCGACTTCATTCATGTTGTCAAGGTCGGCTAGCGTGATTCGGCGTTGTTCGCTGTTATCAGATGGGGTTGACGCATTACCGGAAGAAATAGGCACCACCTGGGCGCGTAACTTCGGGTTAGCCTCCACCGTCTGCGCGACAAGCTCAGCCACCTGGGCTTCGTAGTCATCCACGGACGGGTCAAGGGTTGCGAGCTGGCCGCCGCCCTTGATGAAAGGAATCGTGAGTTCAGGGTCGGCCTTAGCCTTATGCACAGCCTCGGTGAGTGCCACGCGCTGCTTTAGCTCGTTGTAGCGCTTATCCGCCGCGGCGGCCTGTTCCTGATACTTCTTTGCCAGATCCTCTTCTCGATCTTCCTCGGCTAGGCCCATTGCCTTGGCTAAGTCCTGCTTATAGGCGTCGAACTTGGCTTCAAGTTCCTGCTGGCGCTTATCGCGCTCGGCTACGGCCTTTTCCTGCTCGCGGAACTTGGTGCGCCACTTTGCGGCTTCGGCGTTGAGCTGTGAGATGCGTTCGTCGTCTCGCGGTTCAGACTGTGGCGCCTGGCCGTTAGTGTCCTGCGATTCGATATTGTTAGTCTCCTGCTGCGATTCGTTGCCGCTATTAGCGTTGTTGTCGGCGTTAGTGTCTGCCGGGGTTGATTCATTGAGGTTGTCTGACATTCTTTTTCCTTTCACATTCGTTGTGGCGACTCCTGGTCTCCCACTAGGGCACATGATGTACTAATTGTGTTTGCGGTCAGTCTCTAGGCCGTTCACGGTGTGACCATCTGGTTAGGTAGTCGTGCGAGTTGACGTGATTCTCGATGCGATTGTTCCATTCGGTTATTTTTGCTTTAGCGGTTGACTTATCCAAGGGTGAGAGTGCTACCGCCTCGCGGCGTTTCCAGCGGCGTAGTTGGCGCTCCATGTCGCGCTGCTTTTGGGTCGCCTTGTATTTTTTCTTATTCTCAGCGGGTGTTTCCTGCGGCACCGTAGGGGCCTTATCGCCGGGCGTGTACGCAACATCGCGGTGTCGGCAGTTCACATGGTGATAGCCTTTGCTGATTGCGCCGCGTAACGTGTCCTTAACCGTCACAGTGACTTTATCCCCGGTAGCCGGGTTAACCAGCGTTCGGGGGCCAGCGCCGCCAGAAATAGCCAAAAGTTGATTCTGAAACGGGAAACACTGCGGAGCCGACGCCGTATGCCATGATGCCCGCACCAACTCAACCCCGGCGCGCTCATACCCCGTGAGGTGCCCCTCTTGGGTTGCCTGATTGCGCATCGTGCGGATACTCATATCAACGTAAGAATCCATCGCCCAACGACGCCCCGCCCTATCAACAAGCGAAGTGACGCCACGATCCGCGTACTGATTAAGCGCATGACGCATCGCCGCCTGGTGATCAATACCCGCCGTAATCGCGGCCTGAACCGTTTGCGAGGTGATACTGCGGTACACATCCGACACGTCACGAATCACCTGCAGGTGTGTGCCGCTTATGCGCGTCGCGGTGGATGCTGCGGCGGCCTGAACTACCGTCACCGCCGGGGTGTGCGCGATAGTAGAACTCGCGGCCCCTACCTCTTCAAGTACTTCATTAACCGCGGTGTCGTACTCCGCTAGTGCTAGTTCGGTGATAGCGGCGTCGGTCTTATGCCCCGCAGTGTTAAGAATGCGCCGCGCCTTGGCAATGAGTTTCTTAAGCTCCGCGTCACGATAAAGCAGCCGGTCTAAGCTCTTGTAGTTGCCGTTCTTGATTGCTTTCGCCAGCTCTTGAAGAACCAGTAATTCCGCATCCTCATAGACACGGACAAGCCGGGCGGCCTGCCAATCCTTTGAATCAACCACGCGTTACTCACTTTCCGAAAGTGGCGGCATGTCCTCCCCTAACCCAAGCAGCGGATCAGTTGGGGCGATAGCGGCTTGCTCTTCACGAATGCGCTGCTCTTCCTCAGCCACTTCTTCGGGCGTCCATTCTGGGTGCAGTTTCTTAATCGCAGCGTGGCGGGACATCAACCCCGCCGTGTACTGGGATGTGACAGTGCCAGTGACCTCTTGCTCGGAGACTTCAATCTGATCCGGTAGCGACACAACCACCGGTTTAGTTGGCGGGGTATACCCATTGAGTAGCGCGTCTAGATGTAGATACGCGGTAAGAATCTGGGACAAATGCGCACGCTCATGGCGGCCCTTAGTATCAGCCGTGGCGCGAGTACGCTTGGTGCGCGCCCGTGTCTCCGTTGCGGTCATATCACCCGTGGCCTGCGCATCCATATCAACAGTGAACGGCGATAACCCAAGCGCAGAAACAGCCTTGCGGATACCAGAATCAATCAGCGTTAAATACTGCTCCACGCGCATATCAAACTGGATCTGCTCAAATGTTGGCTTCGCGTCCACATTCGCAGACATGGAAGCCTTATACACGTCACGGAACCAGTCGAGGTAGGAGCCTTGCCCAGGGCCGTCAGACTCCAACAACTCTTCGGAGACAAATAGGCGTCCGCGTGCCGCTTCTACCTCATGCTGCAATTGCGACCAGTTGTGATCAATGTTCTCAAAAATATCTGCGCCGCGCCCCACGTCTGAAGTGTGGTAGTAGCGCAGGAGTTTCTTTTGCCGCCAACTATGGCGTGGCCGGTAGTTGTTTAGCATGTCTGCGGTGACCCAGCGGGTGCCGGTTGGCAGAATCGTGCCGTCACGTAGACCGTCTAGATTGGCTAGATACTTGGTTTCCGCGAGCTCATTGAACGGCACCACCATGCCAAGATTCGTGTCGGTGCCCTTAAACAAGTGGTGCTCAATCTGCCCCGGTGTATGACGCTGCATGTGACGGTACACGTCATCATCATGCCGGTATGTATCCCAGAACAACACCGCAACCTGACGCCCGTTATCAAACTCGGCCATGCCGTTATCAGCATCAACCCACTCAATCCACGGGTGCGGGTCAATCTCTTGATTCCACACAACACGCCCAAAAACCCAACCATGCGAACCAGCGCGATACACAGCACCCCACCAATCGGCAGCGAACCGGTCGGAGGTGACCAGTCGGTCGAGTGCTTCCGCGGCCTGAACGTTCCTCTCGTCCTCCGCGGATAGTTTCGCCTGCGGTGGTTTACCCGCCATGTAATCCGCCAGGGCGGTCGTTAACTCATCCGCAATAGGCAGATGATGTGTAACAAGGTGTGAGCGGTCTTGAGTCCCGTTATGCGGCTTGCCAAAGAAAGCACGGGACACGCTACCTACAACACCGCCGTTGTATTGACTGCGATGCTGATAGGGCCGCCCGTATTGCTTAGCGCGGCGCTCATTAATCACATCGATATTGCCGGAGAGTAGCGCGTCGTCACGTCTAATGGTTTCAAGCGCAGCCTCATAATCCTTGGGTGGCCACGGGGTGTTAGGTGCTGGCATCGCCATACTAGTGTGTTCCTTTGCTACTACGAGTTGACATTCTTTAGTATCGGTGCTGGTTAACGGCGGTCGGTAACCGCACTTTCGTTAAAGTGGTGTAGTCTTGAAACACGGCCAACTACTAAGACCGTCGGAACGACACAGCCCCCACCTCATCCACAACAGGTGGGGGTTTCCTCATGCCCACAAACAAAAAGTGGGGGGAGTATTTATAACGCACCCTCCCCCAGTGGTGCGGCGTAACCACAGTACCTATCTCGTTATCTCGTGTAGGGGCGCAGCCTCCCGTAGCTCCTGCTACCAACAGGAATGCCAACAATGATGGAATGCGCCCGCCTCAGCACAAACCAAAAGGTGCAACCAGTCATCATCGGCATAGGGTGGCTTACGTGACCGAATGCGAAAAGAACACTACGCCCCTACACGAATGACAATTATCCGGTATTGATTATGCGGTCAGGAACGGCGCAGAGACTCAACATGGCGGCCCCACAGATGGCGTGAGGAATACACCGCGTATCTCATGCCGTCGCAGTGGTCGTCATTTTCTTTAACCGGGGCGTCTTTGCCGCGGTCTGCTGCTTTCGTGTCCCACCTATAGCCCGGTATTTCTTCGATTAGCTTCGGGCAGTTCTTAGCAATGGTGAGCATTCCGCTAGTGAGCAGTGAGTCAACCTGGCGGATGCCATCAACCACGCTGTTGTCTGCCTTGACTGTGCGGACGCGGCGGCGGCGTAGTTCCTCATGGAATGAAGCAGCGGCGGGGTCAATATAAAGGCCCTTGGGCTTATTAGGTAGTGTCTCTACCCACTCTTGTAGCGAGTCCGCTAGCTCACTGTCGGTTAGGCGTGTTCGGCCCCCTAAACCACTGGTTTGTGGTGACCATTCATGCGTTATCTGTAGTCCGTCTGGTGTGCTGCTTAGCGCGTAACCGGCTGACGGGTGGTTAGTTCCGTAGTCGATACCAACGGCCAGCACAGTCCCCACTGCCCGGTCCTTCACCATGACATCCGGGTCCCAAGACTCATACACCGCACCCTCGGCAGCTGCCCACTCGCCCCGAATCATGCGCCGGTAGAAGATACCCGTATAGGACGCCTTCATGCGCTCCTTGTAGTCCTCAGTGAGGCCCGGGTTATCGTCCATTGTGAACAGTTGGGCGTAGGTGTCGGTCTCCGCCGCCTTGTCGATAAAGTTCTGCTTCAGGTAGTGGGCTGGGGTGGCGGGGTTCGTGGTAGCAAACACCCTCGGTGGATTAGGGTTGCCTGTGGCGCGCATGCGTGACCACAGCATTTCCCAAACATTCTCCGGGCATAGGGTCAACTCGTCGTAGAAAAGGAGCTGATAGGTGCCGCCTCGAATCCTGCCCTCAGCCCCCTGATCATTCACCCCGATAACCTGCACCTCACGCCCGAAGATGGTAGCCGTCGGGTTGCGCCTCACGTACTTGATGAAGGGCGCGGCGGTGGCAAAGATAGGCTCCGTCAGCAGCGGCATGAACACGTTCTGATAGATCGCATCGAGCGATTTACCGCAGATGACGATGCTGCCGGACTTACCGGCCTGCTTAATCTCCCCCAGCATCATGAATAGCCAGGCGAGTGTCTTCCCGGAGGATACGGAGCCGTACCACACGTTGAGGGCGTGGGTTGAGTGGGCGATAGCGGACACCTGCCCACGGGAGAAATGAAACCCCTGGTTACTCATCATCTAGTGTTGCGCCCATGGCCTCAATACTGGCCCGGAAGTTTGTCACGGCGGAGGCGAACTCCTCACCACCCGTAACCTCAATATCGAGCTTCACCGCGCCCTCCAGCCCCCATAGTTGGGCGAGCTGCTTATTAATATCGAGGACAAGCCGGGCGGCTTTAATATCCCCCTCCAGTGCTCGTTTCCAGTAGGCGGCGTGTAGGCGGTTGAGACGCCTGGTGAGTTTAGCGAAGACGTGCCGGGCTTGGTCCGGGCGGGCGTCTTCCATGGCGCGCTCGTAGTCGTTCCTAGCCTGTGTGTAGCTGATTCCGAGCTGTTTTGCGATGACCTCGAAGGTGGCTCCGCCGTCGTGAAGTGTGACGACCTTAGCGGCGCGTTCGGCGCGTTTAGGGGTCATGCCTCGTTTAGTCATTGGTGTCTCCTATTTGCCTTAATGTCAGTAGTTCATGGGGTCAGATGATGCTCGGGCGCTAGTCGTTGCGTATTCCTTTCCAGATGCGTTGTATCCCGCCGTGTCGCGGCCCGTGGGTTGACTGCCTGTAACCAATGGGGGTGATGGTTCCGTTAGCTCTCCAGGCGGAGAAAAGGCCGCCCCAAGCGTTGTTGTGCGCCGGGGTGAGGCCTTGAGGTATCAGGTTGCGTACATCATCGGCGGTGAAGGGCTGGCCGGTGGCGGCTAGTTGTTTGATTGCTTTGTCGGCGTGGTGTGCCCAGTCTCCGAGTACGTGGCATTCCCGCATGTATGGGGCTTGTATGAGTTGCAGCTGTTCCATCATGGCTGAGTGTGCCGGGTGGGGCGTCGCGGTCGGTTTAGCCCTTCTCCGTGTCCTTGTAGTGCATGGCGGTGTAGGTGGTTTGGCGGCGGATGATGCGGACGTCTGGGATACCGTTCATGGTGTGGATGGGTGCGGTTCCTCTTGCCTGGCCGAGGGTTCGGTGTTCGGAGAGGATCATCATCTTCTTCGGGTTGAAGTGGTCTCCTTGTTTGCTGACGCATAGCCAGATGGTGTCGGTGTGGCTCATGGGGTATCTCGGTAGTCGATGGTTCTCCACACGCCGGGGGCGTAAGTGCGGATGGTATCGCCGTTGCTGTCTATGATATTGAGCTCCCCAGCCTCCCCTACTGTGGCGGTGAGGGCGTCCCAGTGTTCCTCCACCCCGGTGAGTACGGACCCAACCTGGACGTAGGTGACGATGATCTTCACTGGCCTGCCTCCTGCCCGTTGTGGTCGAGGAGGTACTCAAGGGCTTCCTCATTACTGTCGAAGGCCGTGGTGTGTGTGAGCCATTGCTGTGCGAGGTGTGGGGGGAGCTGTAGGCGGACGGTGATGAAGTCCTCGTAGGGGTTCGTCACGTCCTCCTGGGGCGGTTCCTCTGTGGGGTTGAGGGCGTCCTCTAGGGCGTTGAGGTCCTCCTGCGTGTAGCCGGTAGCGTCAAGGTCCGGCAGCCAGTCGAGGAGGTCAATAAGGGCCTCATCGTTGTAGGTGGCCTCGTCCGAGGTTTTGTTGTCCACGAGGACGATCTCCGCCGCCTGGGCGGCGTCCACGTCAATCAGGTAGCAGGGAACCATGAGGTGCGGCTGGTCGCGCCCCGCCTCCTGCGCCTCCGCGTTGAGCTCGCGCATCGCGGCGAGCGTGTGGTTCCCGGCGAGTACGGACCACTCCTCCCCGGTTTGCGTGCCAGTGTTCACAAGGAGGGGCTTAAACTGCCCGTGGCTCTTGAGGCTGTTCTTGATTGCGGGAATGTTGCCCTTGCGCGGGTTCCGGCCGTAGCTGCGGAGCTGTTCGATGGGGAGGTGTTCGAGATGCCCCGTAATGTCCTTTGCTTCCATGGCACTGAGTGTCGGGCACTACAGGAAGCGGTCAGCGCCAGAATGCCGCAAGGTCTGGGGCGGACGCCTCACCACGTTGGATGAAGGTTACCGTGTCTGAACACGTGTCCTTCACTCCCCTTAGCTGCATGCATCCGTGGGTAGCTTCGATAGAGCACGCGGCCCAGTCTGGCTGTAGTTCCTCCCACAAGGCGTTGACGATTTGTGAGGTGATGTTCTCCTGAACCTGTAGGCGCCTAGCGTAGCCCTCAGCTAGTCGGGAGAGCTTAGACAGTCCTACTACCTTAGAGCCGTGGGCGGGCTTGTAGGCGATCCGTGCGGTGCCGACAATAGGCAGGAGGTGGTGGGCGCAGGTTGAATGAATCTTCACATTGCGTACCACGACGAGGCCCGAATTCTCTGGGGCTGAGAAGGACACTCGGAGGTGTTGACGCGGGTCCTCATTATAGCCCTGTAGGCGCTCCTCCCATGCTTTCGCCACCCGGTGAGGAGTGTTTACCGTGTGGTCTCCCTCGTCAATATTGAAGGCGTTGAGGAGGTCACTTATAGCGGCCTCGGCTTTAATCATGTCGGCCATGGGCTAGTGTCCTTTCTCGTTTCCCCACGCGAGGGTATGGAGCCGGTGGGTGGCGTTGATGCCGTGGTTTGCTGCTGCTTGGGCAATGTCTGCCCAGCGTTCCTGTAGTGCTTCTAGGGTTGTGCCTTCGGGCATTACCCATACCTGAGCCCTGGGGATGCCAATTCCTTCGGCTAGGCGGATTGCTCTCTCGCAGAACTTGTCTGCTCCGTCGCCGCACCAGACTGCTTTGAGGATGCTTTTGTCGTTGTAAGCTACCCAGCTAACTAGGCTCGTTTGCTTCTCGTGCCGGGGGTTGACCATCTCAACCCCTATCTTTGGGCTGATGGTGAAGTGGTCAATGTCTCCGCCGAGGAGGTCGGGGCTGAGTGTGCCGTTAGTTTCGATGTGCAGTTCGCACCCCTTCGCTTTGAGGAGGTAGACGAGTAGTTGGAATGCCTTTTTGCGGGCGTGCATGAGGGGCTCCCCGCCCGTGAGAACAATCATCGCCCCGCTTGGGATGACTTGGGCAATGCTTCGTACTGTGCGCCGTGGGACGGTAGATAGCGGGATTCCATGCATCCCTGTGGAGTACGGGGTGTCGCACCACTCGCAGGAGAGGTTACAGCCGCCCATGCGGATGAAGTAGGAGGAGCGGCCAGCGTGGGGCCCTTCTCCCTGAATGGTAGGGCCAAACACCTCAGATACGGGCAGTGTGGCGTCCATGTGCTCAGCTAGTTGGTCGCATAGCGTGTTGTATTCTTCGCGGCTAGTCATTTACGCCACCTCCGGCTGATAGGTTGCCCACGTCTTTGGTGTTTCTGACCAGGAGACTGCCGACACTTGCGTCAGTCCCTTTTCGTGGGCTTGCTCGTAGAGGTAGCGGCACATATTTTCCGCTGTAGGATTGAAGCTCACAACATCATTGAGGTGCCGGTGGTCGAATTGGTCATCGATCCATGCTTGAAACTCGCGCAGATTGTTGTAGTCGGTGACGAATCCAACGTTGTCTAGTGTCGGGCTGCTGAGGTGGAGTCGGACGATGAAGTTGTGTCCGTGTAGGCGTCCGCAGGGGTGCGAGTCTGGCAGGTTGGCCAGCTGGTGGGATGCGGAGAAGTGCATATCTTTAGTGATTGTGTACATCGTTGTCCTTAGCTCGTGCTGGAGGCTCAATGCCGAGGCGTAGGCAGGCCATAGTTTCGGCGTAGTGGCAGTAGCCTTCCCAGATGCGCCTCAGTTCCCTCCTTATTGAAGGTGTGAGCTTCTCTAGCTGTGTAGAGAGCCATAAGGTGGCGGGGATGGCGGTGAATACGCCTATAGCGAGTAGTGAGGCATTGAGCATGTAGACTCCGTGGCTGTTTCGGTTTGCTTCCTCTATTGGAGGGAGTTTCGGTTTAAGCCGATGGGTTGAGCTTGCCCAGTCTTTTTTAGCGGTCAGTCGGCGTATTCGGTTGGGTCGGGTACTCCCGCGTCCTTGAAGGCTTCTTTTCGTTCGATACACGTCCCGCAGGTACCGCAGTGAATGTCGCCGCCCTTATAGCAGGACCAGGTGAGGTGAAGTGGTGCCCCAATCTTCGCCCCTATTTCGGTAATGTCTGCTTTTGATTTATCGACGAAGGGCGCCCAGACCCGTGTCCCGCAGGCGGCCTTAAGGGCTTCATCTATCGCTTTAATGAACTCAGGTCGGCAGTCAGGGTAAATGTGGTGGTCTCCCCCATGGACAGCGATAACAATGACGGCGGGGTGGTCTCCACTATTTGAGGCTGCGAACCCGGCGACAGCGGAGAGCATGACGGCGTTGCGCCCTGGGACTACGGTATCGGCCATATTGTCCGCGTTGTAGCCTCCGTCTGGGACGGAGATGGATGGGTCAGTTAAAGCCGATTTAACGCTCTGCCCGTACCCCGTGAGGTCAATGGTTACCCGTGGGGTATTTAAGGCGTTAGCTGCCTCCTGGGCGGCGTTTAGCTCGATGATATGGCGCTGCCCGTAATCAATCCCCACTGAGTACACCGTGCGGGCATCTTCCTGAGCCTGGGCGAGCGCTAGTGCGGTGGTGGAATCCAAGCCACCGGAATGAAGAATGTAGTAATCAGTCATAGTGAGATGCTGTCATCTCATCTATCGCGGTCTGCGGTTTAACTTCGTACTCTTTTTTATTGCGCTAATTTTCGGACCCATCCATGAATATCCCGTGAAATGTAGGATTAATTTACATCCTCTTAATTCTGATGCTTTCTTTAGGATTTTGGCGTAATCAATACCGGCGCTGCTCTCAATGATTGCCCCGTAAGGAAGCTGTTCCGCTAATTTCTCGGCGGTAATAGCCCCCTCGTCGGAAATTCTCTTATTGTATGGCTCAATCATGTCAGTCAGTTTCAGTAAGCCATATTTGGCTGAGAAGATACGAATACGAGATGGTGGAGCTATAGATAATGCCCAATCTAACTGGGTTTTAAAATAAGAGCCCGTATAGAGGTATTGCGCCTGAGTGGGGTGATTACTCTTTTTCGCTCCGCATGTTATCACTACAAGTCTCATTTAATAATTAGCCTTTATTCTCCGATTTTCGGATCAGTGAATCAATTAATTCAGGGTTAGTATTTCCCGTTGGGGAGCCAGTAGCCAATGCTACTGAGCGTAGCGATAATGCATGATCACATTCCACCTCCGAGTTCACGTTCACACCCCAATTTGGAATCCTCACCGGGCCATGTAACTTACGAAATCTTTGTTCCCGGGCGCTCTCGGCCAGGGCGTGAATCTGAACCATTACCTCGCGGTTGGCGGAGTTCGATACTGAGGCATCTTTAGGAGAGACGCCGTAATAGTCGGTGAGGAGCTTGGCCACGGATGATTTGAACGCATCACGTCCGTTCAGGCGATACTGCACCATCTCGCCAGTGGCCGGGTGAATGAGCCTAGCCGCCCCGTAACGCACACCAGAGGTCCACGAGGATGAATCCACCGAGTAAAAAGGCAATCGGAAGTGTGCCTTAGAAGTGCAACCCCACCCATGGAACTGCATATCCGGGTGGTGCTGTCGGGCGTATTTGAACACCTGAACTAGCCATCTCATTTGGGCATTCGTTGGGACCCTCACCAAGCCGCCGAGGCCCACCAGGTCAACTCCTTTGCGGGCGTACCTGTCGAGCTCTTGAGGTTGCGTTCCATAGTGGATCGTTGGAATGGCCTGTACACCATACAGGTCAACCATGTCTCGCCAGTTGGAATAGGTTTTAATAGGATTCCCAATAACGTCTAGGGCGGCGACCCATTTCAGCTTATGTCGCCATTTGATAGCCCATCCTGCCAATTCTTTGGTCGTGATGGTCGCCCCTTGTGACTTCGCGGAGAAGGCTCCCGAATCGCCGATAATGGTCAGGTTCGGCAGGCTATCTAAGTCGTAGTCCTTGAAGTAATGGTAGGACATGAGGATGTTTCTTGGGGCTGGGATACTGCGCTTCATATCAGCTCTCCCTGCCGAGGAGCGCTTCGAAGGCTGCCTCTGGCGACTCGTAGTTCTGTAGCCAGCTCACCCATTGCTTATTGACTTCCGGCGGCACACGTAGGCGAACCGTAATCCAGAAGTCATCATCCTCCGGTTCTCCAAATTCAGACTCTAGGTCATCTAGGCTTTCTGGCCCCTCGGTAATATCCTGAAGAATTTGGAGGTCATCTGAGTCGTATCCCGTACCTTCTAGATTATCGCCCACTATGTGCAGTAGTCCGAGTAGTTCCTCATTGTCATAGGAGCCAAGGTCGGCGGTGCGGTTATCTGCGAGGACAATACGGGCGGCGCGCTCGGTATCGACGTCTACCATCCACACATCTACATTCTGCCAACGTGCATCGTCGGGATGTTCCTCAGCAAGCTCGCGAATCGCTTTCACCGTGTGATTGCCAGCTAGAATCTCGTTCGGCTTGTCGGTGTAGGTGCCCTTGTTGACGACTACGGGGCGGAAGATGCCGTTAGCTACGATGCTTCCTTTGATTGCTTGGGTGTCGCCGACTCGGGGGTTCTTGTGGTACAGGTTGAGGTCTGTTAGTGGCACGCGTTCCGGCGTGCCGATGTTTGCTGTGTCCTTTGCCGTCATGAGTATGCAGGCTAGGGAGGTTCCCCCAGCGGTCAGCGGAACCTCCCTATAGCCTCTCGGCCCACAGGTAGGGCCCGGACCCCTTGAGGCGCCAACCACGCTGCGCGAAAAGGGCCCTCAGCCGCTTCGTGCGGAGGATATGCCAATCCCCCGATCTAGACGGGCTATCTGCGAGGCAACCAGCGGGGATATAGAACCAGTCCACTGTCTCTATCGTGTCGCCGTCTAGCGCCCTGATTTCGGCGACCTGAGGGCAATCAAAGTTGAACCAGACGTCGTACTTCATGCCGCGTCGTCCTCAGCTTCTGTGTCGTCCTCAGCTCCGGCCTTGTTGAAGTACTCAACGACCATGTCGGCAGTCAGCTGCGACATTGATATTCCCCTAGCGTCGGCAAGCCACCGCATGTGGTCAATCGCCGGTGTAGGCAGCCGGTAGGAGCCCTGCGCCGCCGTCCTAACGTTCACTGCTAAGCGGTTCTCCGGCACATACTGGGTGTCAGAGGAGAGGTAGCCGAGCACGATTTCAACGAGCATCCCGTTCCGGGAGATGCCCCACTCGTCGGCGGCGGCGCGCACCTTCCGTTTGATGTGAGGCGGCAGGTGAAGCGTGCAGATTTCTAGCTTCATGTGCTCGGCCGAGCGAAGGTAATTCAGTGTCTCGTGGTCCGCTAGGAGCGCCTTAAACTCCTCGCGTGAGTGCCAGAGAGGGGATTTCTTGATAGCCACTAGCAGCCCCCTAGCAGTGCGTCGTACTGGTCTCCGTTCACCCTCAGGCAGCCCGTGCCGATTTGGTTTCCCTCGTGGTAGAAGACGCCGGTTAGGACGCCCGTAGGGTGCCTGCCGGTTGGGGTGAAGCTGACTCCGTCGCCGAGGCGGTACACCTGCACCTCCTCGTCTAGGCGTTGCTCGATGCTCATTACATGATTCCTTTCCGTGTTAGTGAGCGCTTGCAGGCGCTTATAGGGTTTCTGGCTGGCACTCAGCGAGGCGGGCAAGGAGAGCCGCGCAGTCCCCTACACCTTGCGGGGTTTCTAGGTCGAAGTAGTAGGTGTTGTACTCCTCGTCCGAGCCCCAGCCCTCGTTGATTTCGGTGTCGAGCTTTAGGAATGTGTCTAGCCCGGTGTAGATGTAGGGGCCGGTGCTTGATCGGGTGACGCTGAACCCTAGTGATTCCGCGAGCCCGGTCAGGCCTTTAATGGCGAGGTATGGGTCTGTCATTTTTTGGGGATTCCTTTCTTCACGATTCCTCGTACCAGAGTTCGAAGACATCCCATCTGCCTTGCACTAGGATCGGTTCGCCCCAGGGGCCGTATCGGTAGACCTGTCGGCAGCGGCGGAATAGGCCCGGCTCCGGTTCCTCAAATTGGAGGTGAGGGGGTTCTAGCCTGTCGCGGCGCGCTTGGGTGCAGGACTCTACAGTTCCGTCCACGGGGATGCGCTGCACCTCCCCAGCGCGGGGCTTATATGGCGGCATGATGATAGTGGTTCGGGTACAGAGCACGGTCATGCCGCCACCTCAGGCTCCGGAAGACGGCCGGTAGCGGCGATGAATTGAAGCTCTTTCACTAGCGCGCCCCCCTTTCTGCTCCGGTTCAAAGGGCCGCCACACATCCAACCTGGGGTCCATAGCCCAGCACGTACGAGCCCATAGGAATCATTCTCTAAAACATCCTGGGCACACTTCGCGATAACGGGGCACCCCTCACACATCTTGCGAGCCGTAATCCGCTTAGATTCGAGTGTGCAGTTATCGCCTTGAAGATCGAACGCGTCCGGATGTAACGAGCTGCATTTCGCATCCTCAGTCCAGTGGTAAAAATCGTGATATTTTTTCCGCATTAGCAATTTGCCTCGTTGAATAGAACTCTAATTTCTGGTTTCGCCCACGCCTCAATACCGGCTTCGGCGAGGATGCGGACGCGGAAGTTTGCGGCCCATTTGGACCTGTAGGTGCCGACTTCACGGACGTCGTCGCCTACCGCGCAGAACACTGTGGTCTTACCTGTCGGCTGCCGGAACACGGTAAATAACCTCCTGTACGTGGCGTTCAACGACTCTGAACACGTCGCGGGGGAATAGTGTTTCCATCCGGTTCATTTCCTCTACGGCCCCGTTGGGGGTGGTGTGCTCGCCGGGGCCGAACCATGACCACGTGTCGTCTTCTCGGCACCAGCGCTGCACTCTGTAGGTGATTTTGTGGGTCACTTCCCAGCTCCGCCTTTCGCCCCGGGCCGGTGCTCGGCGATGAGCACTCGGGCGTGGCGTGGGCTGGGTACGTTGTGCGGCCAGTGGCGGCCCTTGCGCTTGAACATTGTGTGATTCCTTTCTTGTGGTGATTGTGACGCGCTTGCAGGCGCGGTTAGGGGGAGGATTACACGCCCTGGGCGCAGGCGTTGATGTACTTCTGGTATGACTTGGCGGCGCCCCCAGCGATCGTCTCGTTCATTTGGTCGATGATGCCGTAGCCGATAGCCCTCTCCATGAGTTCCGCAAGGCTGTGATCCGAGTCCTCACGGAGGGCTGCACGGATGTAGAGCCGCTTACTGCTCACGTTCCGGGTGTGGAATGCCGCTAGACACAGGGCGTTAGCGGTGGCCTGTGGAGTCTTGGTGAATTCGGAGACCTTAACCCAGACGAGTTCTTCCTTGGCGTTCATTCCGCGATTGAGGTACGTGTCCCTAAGGAGAGGAGATTCGAGGCTTTCGGCAAGTAACTGGATAGCGGCCGTCTCGTTACCTTGGGTGTGCTCCCCGTGGATGATGCGGTCTAGGAAAGCGTCGCATTCTGGCTTGGCGGCTAGCAGGTCCTTGAGCATTTTGATTCCTTTCTGCTTTTCTTGCTTACAAAAATTACTATACCCGGTTTATTACAGATTGTAAAATTATACTGTTTAAGCACTACAAACCGGCAGAACCAAAACATGCTACCAATTCTCATTCTTCCTCGCGCTCTTCCTCACTCATGACGATGGGCTGACTGTAGGCACGCGCCACAATCCGCACCCGCTCGCCCGGGTGCCTTTCAATAGCCATGCGCTCGGCGGTAGTGGGGAGCATGTACCAGCGGGCGCGGCGCGGCCGTTCCCACAATCCATATGGCCCCACAAATAGCCACTTTTCGAGGTAAGGACGCCAGACTTGGGCGGCGTACTCATACCGCAACCCCTCTACCTCTTTTAGCGATGCGACGGCAACGTCTTGAGGCACGCGCCCACCAGCTTCCACCCGGTTAAGTTGCTGCCGCGCTTCCAACGACGTCATGCGAAAATCTTTTCTCTGATTAGTCATCGCTTAAATGTCCCTTTACTGATTTCGTCTAGATAGTGGAGTGCGTCATCTTTGGTAATGAACATCCCCCGTAATTCTTCGCCCTGATACATGTGGTTGCTTGTTTCATCGCTGCCACCAGCGCTTCAACCCTGGCCTATAGCGGCCGATGAGCGCTAGCTCTGGTTTAGAGTGGGCCGTCAATCATGTGAAGTTCGCCCAGCTCATGAGTTTTGAGTAGTTCCGCAAAATTTGGAATGTCGGTTTCGTATGCTTCGGTTTCGAGTCCCTCTAGTAGGTCGCAGAAGTCTGAGCTGGCTGCGCTGACTACTAGCTGGTGCGTGATGTCGGTTCCATCCTCACACCAGAGCACGACCTCAACGAGATAGTTGTACTCGTCGTATGGGGCCATGCGGGCTTCTGCGAGTTGGCCTTGGTAGCAGGTGTAGGCGTTCATGGGTGATTCCTTTCGTGGTGTGGGGCCTTTGCAGAGGCTTTTGACTGTTAGATGCGGTAGTCGCCGCGTACAGCGTGGTATAGGGCGCTGGTCCAGAGGTGGAATTCGGTTTCCTTGATTACCTCGTCAGTGCGGGGGTCAATCACGGCGAGGTTTTCGGTTAGGGGGTCGATGATGAACATGCGATCTTCGCGGTGCCAGCGGCCCGGGATGATGGTGATGGTGTCATCATCGTTGGGGATGATGGTTGCGAGGGGGGCGTTCTCGGCGGCGAGCTTGCGGGCCTTGTTGTAGACGTTTTCGAAGTTCATCGTGGGTTCCTTTTCTGCTGAGCTTGCAGGCTCTGTGTTTTGCTTACATGAATTACTATACACACATGTTTACCGATTGTAAAATTACGCTATTTGTGCAGCCTCACCATAAGGAAAAGGTGCGCGCTCGGACACCCACAAATCCATCCACATACGCCCACGCAAACCACGCTCCGCAGGCCAAATAATAGGCTCCGGCTTACCCATAAACCTCGGCAAATCATCCGGCACCAACCCAAGCCCAGGAATCTGCTTAGACCCCCGAGAAAGCGCATCATAAATCGGCTTCCCCGAAGCTGCCACATTATCCGTATCCCGGCCACGATTATCACGAGGCCTATAATTCAACTGCACAATCAAGTAATTCATCCCCTCTGGCATGCGCACATTACGCGCCAGAAGATGAACAGCCTGCTGAATCTCGCGCTTCTTCGCGGCGCGCCCCCACACAGCGCCCTTTGACGCCGGGGCCGAGTCATTCAAACTCAGCGGTGGTTTCTCCCATGGGAGTTCAATCGTTGCCAGATGCTTCACGTCCTGCGGATAGGACATAATCGTTGGGTTTGTCATGCTGAAATTTCAAATAATGTTAATTGGATGGTTGGGGTGCCGGTTTTGCGCGGCGGGGCAGAATGGCGCTTACGATCTACCTGCTTACGCAAACCGCTAGGAGGGCGTGGGTTAGCTTTTTTATCAGCCTCATAAGCGGCCCTGCAGTCAGTGCAGAACCCACGACCGTGGTGCTTTTGATAACCCTCTGGCTGCTTTTCGTAGCGGTTCCACTTGATCATCGGGCGGTGGCAGTTACGGCACGTTCCAGGTCGGTGCGCCCCCATGTTTTCGCGATGTTGACGCTTCATGAGGTATTGGGGGACTTCAACCTCAGCGATTTGAGCTAGCCGATAGGCAGTATCCAGGTCGCCGTGGCAGATCACCCCGGCTTGGATTACGTCATTTGCGGGCGATCTATTGAGCTCATTAAGACTTGTCCCTGCTGTAATCGCCTCGGTCGCGCATTGTTTAAGTAGTGGGCAATGCTCACACATTTTTATCGCTGCATTGATGCTATTGCGGTGTGCTTTTGTGGGGTTACTGAATGCTCGGTTTTTGGTTCGGTGGCATGGTGGTCGCACGATTATCCTCTAGGCCTGTGGTTGAGGTTTAGTGTCGTGCTCTATTGTTGTCGCTTCGATCCTTTGTGCCAATACGGCAACCAAGCCAGTACAAAATAGGGCAGATTAAGACTCATTGGGGGTGCTAGCAAATACACCCGAATGTAGCCGCAGTGCATCCCACAAACGCCGGGCCTGCGCAGCATTCAGATCGACCTGAACGCCATCAATAGTCAAGGAAACAGCGGTGAACTCATCCCCTGGTGTTGAATCAACAAAGGACTCTACACACACGCTTCCGCGCATAGCATCAATGACAGTAGGGGGCATCGCGTTTCTCTTTTCTCTAGTCGGCAATACCGCCATATTAGAACACAGGGGCGACACGCGCCCCCATGTTTAATAATCAATCACCTATCAGAATGGTGGGTTAGAGTCTCCACCACTGAAACCGCCCTGTGGGGCACTATTCCACGGGTCAGACTGCGGTTGAGACTGCGCCTGCTGCCCCTGCCCCGCGTTGGGCTGCGCCTTAGACATGACACCCGTCATCCACTGCAAAGATGGCCCCAGGGCTCCCTTACCCGGGTTCACGGAAATATCCAGCGATGTGCGAGCCTGCCCGTTCTTATCCTCATACTGGCGCGCTGTGAAGCGACCATTCGCGATTACTTCCATACCCTTAGCGAGTGTTTCTGCGGCGTGCTCACCAAGGTGCTTCCACGCGCTCACACGGTAGAAAGTCGCTTCTCCATTCTTCTCCCACGATTTGGTTTGCTCGTTAAATACACGGTCATTCACCGCCATGCTGAACTGGGCGACGGGGGTTCCGTGTGGCGTGTAGCGGAGTTCAACTTCGGAAGCAATATTGCCGACGACGGTCACGTTATTGATAGTCATACGTGTGATCCTTTCTGATTTTTGGGGCGGTCAGTGCCCCGCGACGATTGCAGCCGCCGCAAAATGATTACGTGTTTTAGAATCCTGATTTCTCGTACCCAACAAGGCCCGAACCGGCAGACAGGCAAGCTGTAGGAGCTGTGATTCCAGTGCAAGTGATATACCAATTATCGCCATAGATAACGGCGGTGTTCTCTACCGTTGAGGCCCCATCAACCATAGCTTTAACCGTGGCCTTGTCCTGCCCGCCGTTTACGATATAGGCAACGCTTGAAGTGCTACAGGTGAGGCCTTGCTCGGTGCTGCCAGTGTCGTTGCAGGTGACATTTTGCGTTTGAAGATAGTTGAGTACCTGGATAGCGGTCTCAAATTCGCCAGGATCAACCTTGGACGGCTTCGCATGAGTAGTTTCTGTTGCCTCATGCATGGTTTCGGTTGCCTCTGGGGACGAACCACAAGCCGCCAGCGAGCACGCTGCTGCTATGAGAGTGAGAGAGAAAATTTTACGCATTCTGGTTACCTTTCATTCTTGTAAATGAGTGTCGCCATGGTCGGTGAAATTCCAAGCGCCTTTGATATGGTGCCCATCGGTACGCCTGCTGTCTTGGCACGTCGTACCGCCATGGTTCGCTGGTTTTTTAGCTCTTGAAGTTGCAGTTTTAGATCTTCTACTGCTTTGTGTGCTTCTATCGCATCCTCGAGTGCCTGGTCTTGAATATCGTTGGTCATGGACTCCATAATATTCGGTTCTTTCATTTTGTTGTTTGTTAACCGGTCTTAGGTGCAGTCAATTTCATACAAATCCTTGAGGGCGCCTTTTGACGCTTCATGTCCACGGTCATGCCCACAATGTAGGTAGCCCTGCCCCGGGCGTAGCGCACGGCACTCACAATGATCCAGCCGGGTACATGGCAGGTGGGGTTGTAGCGGCTAGTCATCGCTATTCCTCTAACAATTCGTTGATGCGTGCTGTTTTACTGCTCTGCGTGGTCGGCGGCTAAGAGTAAGGCGTAGGCGACTTCGCGTGCTTCGGTGGGTGTGAGTTCTCCGGGGCCGATTCGTTGCACCATGACTAGCCCGTCCGGCGCTGCCCACACGTGGGGGACGTCTGAGCAGACCTGTATCCACTCTTTACCCTCTGACGCGAAAATATCGAGGTCGTTTTCCTCCGGCAAATCGGTTGCGAGTAGCCCCGCGTCTGCGAGGGCTTGGGCGTGTTCTTTGCAGGCTCTGTGTGCGGCATCGCTGTCTACCCCTAGTAGTTCTTTTGAACGTCGGTAAAGCAGGTCAGCGGCTTTTTCGATGTTGGTCATGCTTTTTCCTTTCTGCGTGTGCGAGTAATGCTAGTGCAAGGGGCTTGGCTTGTTCATACGTTGTATATGCCGTTGCATCGCCCGCAGGGCTGTAGATTTCGACCGTGCTTGAGGATTGGATAATCTCGAACTCCCCTGCCGGGTTGTTGACTCGCGGCAGCACATACTCCCGCGTCCTTGCCCGCTTGTCTGCGTAGGCCAGGGCTTCAGCAAACGTGGCTTTATTTCCCCAGCTCACGCCTGTTGGCGAGGTGATGCACCATCGCGGGCCGTAGCAAACATCATCTTCATCTGGGTGAAAGAACATCGTATTTTCGAGGCGGATTTTCCACTTACTCATGGCTATATCTCTTCGGGTTGGGTGATGAGGCGGCGGACTACACGGGTTTCTTTGTTGCGGTGGTCGCGTACGGCGCGGACTTCTTGGGCGGCTTCGCTATATTGCCAGCGGAAGTTGTTTTCTTTGCGTGACCATTGCCATTCGCCGTCAGGTGTTTTGTATTGGACGGCGTATTCCCAGTGACCGTTGACGGGTGTTCCGTTTGGGTTCCATGCGCGGGGTAGGTCGAATTGTGGGGTGCAGTGGTCGAGGCGGGCGTAGTTGCCTCCGTAGAGTGGGTCGAAGATGATGGCGCCGTGTTTGATTTCGCCGGTGCTTTCAAATTCGCCTGTGTAGATGACGGGGCGGGGGTTGTGTGTCACGGTTACCCATGTGCCGACGAGGTTGGCGCGCTCCTGTGGTGTGAGGTCATCGAGGGTCTTAGGCATTGGTGTTTTCCTCTGGGTTGCTTACTAGGCGGCGGAGAATCTGTGGTTTCCAGCTTGAAAATCGCTCTGCGAGATTAAGCGCTTCTCCGTAGGTTCCCCAATGCTGGCGGATGGTTCCACGCTTAGTCTGGTGGTCAAGGTAGAGCATCATTCCGTCGGCAAGCACCACGTATTCGTAGTGCATGTCTGCGATTTGGTGGGCCATTTGCCGTGCGTGCTGCCTTATTGCTTTGCAGGCGTGATAGGCGGTTCCGGGGCCGTGTGTGCTACGACTATCCGAGTCGAGTAGGCGTCGTGCTTCTTCTGGGGTCATCATGCGTACCATCCCCAGCGGAGTACCGTGGTAGGGCCTCCTACTAGTTCCTCGTTGGAGACTGTAGTACCAAAATTGTCCGTCCAACTGTCCAGCTCATACTTCATATAAGGGAGACATATGTTGCTCGCCACGATGGTTCCTGCTGGCGCGTCCTCGTAATCTTCCAAGGTTGTGAGCGTTTCTGGGTGCTCCGGCTCGTTTGTGATTTCGCGGAGTTCGTAACGCTTACCATTCGGGGTGAGCTCGTCGCGTGGTGTAAACCCGTCCCCTGTGATGATGCAGTCGGTATCGTAGTCGTTACAAATCATCACCACGTCAAGGCCATCGCCTGTGGTTGCCCCGGCCAAGTGGTGCTCGTCGTCGTCCCACTCAACCTCGGCCATCGTTGGCGCTGGGGTGTTGGCGAGGATGAAGTTAGCTGCGGCTTGAATTTCGGGCGAGCTGACTTCACAGGACTTGTTCCACTCCGCCCATTGGCGGGCCATGCGTTCAGTTTCTTTGTTCATGTTTGTCACTTTTCTTCTCCTCATAGTGTGTCTTGCCGGTAGGTGGGGCTAGTGCAGGCGTAGATTCCTACCTCCTGCACATACAGCCAGCGCTGGTGTGGGCCGCAGTAGGGTTCTTGTGCTGGTAGTGCGGCGCCCTGATCCAGCATGGCGAGCAACTGCGCCAGGGTGACGATGACGGCGGTTAGCGTGTTCATGATTTATTCTTTCTGAGGTGGGTTAAGAATCGCCAAGCGCTTCAAGTAATTCTTTGACGAATGCGGCGCGGAAACTCTCAACGATTTCTTGAACGTTCTGTTCTTCGGCGATATCGGTAGGTCGTAGATATTTTCCGATTAGGCGGTTAATCCGGGCGCGTAGTGCTAGCTCGCTTGCCGCAAGGTCGGCGCCCTCAAACCCGTACTTGATGCGGAAGTCGGTTACCTTTTGCGCTACATCATCGTGAAGCGCCGCTTTTCCGGTTTGTAGGCTGGCTTTCAACATTCTTTCCAACGCTGTTAGCTCTTCATCGTTTCGGCAAATATCGGCAAGATAAGCGGTTCGTGTGCTCATGTGTTTTACGCCACCGTCGCGTCGTCTACGGGTTGTGTGGCGAAGCTATAAGTGCCGTATAGCGCGACTGCAGCGACCAGTAGGCCAATTAGAATACCTACGCCCCAATTAAAGACATGTGCTGCCTGTACCCCGATTAGAATCGGGATTCCGACAAGAATTATGAATAGAATTAAATCGATAAAGATTTTATCCATAAGGTCGTCGCTCATGATGATTCCTTTCTGCTTACCACTTGCAGGTGGCAGTGTGTGTGAAATTATATTGTGGTCGGTTGGTTATCGATCTCGTCGTTGAGTATTTCTTCGAGTTCTTGAGCCATGTGGGTAGCGATTTCTAGCTCTTCGATATACGAGCGGAATACCAGGGAGCCGGACGCGGTGTGTGGCAGGATCTCAACTTCAACCCACCACTTATTGTTAGATGAATTCCAGAATGGGGTGAGCTTGACGGGGCCGTCTCCGTGCCCGGTGTATTCAATTACGGCGTCTTTGCCCTGTGGGGTGCCGTTGTTGGTGACGGTCATTTCGTATTCAAGCTCATAGTGCCTGTACACGGTGTGCTCGGTGAACATGTGATTCCTTTCTTTTTTGGGGTGCCCTTGCAGGGGCTGTATGAGCGTGATTAACGGTATGCGCTCCCCACCTTGCGCGGGCTAGTCGTTGAGCTTGCCCCTGGCTGCGGCCATGACCTGCTCGGTATCAACACCCATGGCGTTGAGCTCGTTTACCATCTCGATGCGGCGTGCGTACATCTTGTTCAGCGCTGCGGTGTCCGGCACCTCGGCGATGAGCCTGCCGGTGTTGATGTGGTCGATGTGGGTCTCGAAAGCGCTCATGATGATTTCCTGGGTGGAGTTGATTTCCTTGCCAAGAGTGTTGAGGTTAGCGAGCTTGGTGTTCATTTTGGATTCCTTTCTGCTGGGGTTGCAGCCCCTCTTTATCGCTTACATGAATCACTATAATACGCCAGTTACAATTTGTAAAATTGAACGTTATGAAGTGCATTAATCACCACGTAAACCACGCTTTATACGCTCCACAATCCCATCAATATCAACGTCACCAACCCCCTCAATCCTCAACGGCTTATAACCGCGAGCCTGCCCAAAAGTACCCTCGGCAAGCTGCCTATCTCTCAACTCCTGGCGCTGCTGCCGATACTCCCGAAGCTCACACTTACGCACCGGGTCTGACTCCCACCTATCGCGAACCACATACGCCGCCCTCTTTAAATCACGCGGGGTACACATCCGATCCCCCACAAGCTCCAACGCCCACACCCTAACGGCTTCCGGCCACACCTGGGCGGGAAGTGGGATTGCACCAAGCACATCACCCCAAGCATCCACGACCTCAGCCGACGCCTGCGGAAACCGATCCGGGGCCAGGCGCTTCCCATACTCCAGCACGTAGGCGGCTAACTCGCGCTGCTGCGGTGTGCTCATTCTGGGTACTCCTCAAATAGGGCCCGCGGCCCCGTAGGCGGCTCAATGCCAGGCGGGAGGGGGGAATATGTAGAGTCGGTTAGTTCGCCGCCGTACTGGTCGCTAGGGGACGGATTACGGGGCGTAGAGCGAGACGGGGCGAAGTCCAAAAAGCTCGGGATCTGCTGGGCCCCGCCCCTTGCCGGGAGTGGATCATCATCCCACCTTTCGGCATTTAGCCATGAGGAGGGATGAGCGGTGAACTCGTCCTCGCGGTTCGGGTCGTCCCGATACCGGCGCATCCCCTCAATGATGACCTGAGGGGCCGCCTTCTTCACGGCCTTCTTCCACGCCCTGCGCGCCGCACCCTTGCCGACCTTCCTCGGAACCGTGCCCCAGAACTCGGTGAAGCGATCATCCGCAGGATGATCAAGACCTTTGGGTTCAGGTTTGGGTTCAGGGTTTGGGTTCTCTTTGGGTTTGTGTAAAGACGTCTTAACCCCGTCCGTTAATACGTCTTTACCCCGTGCGTTAAATACGCCTTTACCCCGTTCAGTTAACACATCTTTACACCGTTCATCATGCGGGGTAAAAACGTCTTCACCCCGATCAAGTACCTCGGCTACATCGTTATCGGTCTCACGGCCGCCCTCCTCGGGCTTAACCATGTCAAGGCTCAATGTCCACACAGTCGGCCTCCTATCCGGCCTCAAGTGCGACACCCAGTGCGGGTTACCACGGGCAATAAGACCAGCCTTCTCAAGGGAGCGGATAGCCTTATGAACCGTCGGCACAGACACACCAATCTCCCCTGAGATGGTCTTAATCGACGGCCAACACACGCCCGTATCATCGTTGTACCGGTCTGCGAGGGCTATGAGCACCAGCCGGTTGCGGCACTGGGCCGCATCCCGCTTAATCGGGGCTTTAGACATTGCCCACTTCATTGCTTGGAGACTCATGGGCGGGCCTCCGTGGCCTCCATGCCGCCATCGGGTAACAGCATGAACCAGCGGCCTCGAACGCACATCGGCACGCTGCCCGGGTCTGGGTGGTGCGAGTGGACTATAAGACCACGTTCCCGCCCCACAGCTGGGGACACGTGGGTAATCAGGTGGTGACAGGCGCGGCACAATGCAGCCGAGTTCACAACCGTGTCATTGCCACGCTGCCGACGCTGCCGATGATGGAAGTCAGTAGCGTTCTTTTCACACCCCGGCAGCCCGGCTTCACAAAGCCCACGAGCGCGCTTGAACATCGTAGTCTCATAGACCTCTTGGGGCATTCTGCCGCCACGGCGGGGGCGGCGCTTCATAGGGGATCGCTTCATCCCAAAGATTCCTTTCTGCTACTCCCCCGCACCGCTCACGGTTGCAGCCGTATACAGGCGGGGTACATGGATCATTTTAGGGCGGCCCTTGTATGGCCCGGGCCGCAGGGCACGGATAGATAGCTAGGCCGGTGGCGCAGGCACCCGCCAGGGGTCTGCAATCCCACCGGCCTAGGGCAGTGAGGAGGGTAGCTAGGCGGCATCGGCGGTCGGCTCGACCACCTCACCGTCCAGCACATCGCCCACGGTTTCCTGAGCCGTCTTCATGCGCTGGGCCTTCTCTAGCCGGTCTAGTGTCTCGCGGGCCATGCCCACCAGCTCGCGATCCGACTGCGACTCGTAGTAACGGAGCGCCTTCTGGAGCGTCCCAACATCCCCGGCGGCCTCCGCCTTCAGCAGCCCCTGAGTCTGCTTAGCGATATACGCCCTCCGCTCGTCTGCCTGCTCCTCGGCGGCCTTCACCGCCTGCTTCTCCTCGCTGAACTCCCCATCGGGGCGGGTCTCCACAAACGTAGAAGGCGCGGCGTCCGCACCGATGCCCATACCGTCCAGCAGCTTCGCCACCGAGAAGTCGTTGAACGTCATCTCGGCACCGGGCTGGAGTTGGAGCTCCGGCACGGTCGTGGCGATCTTCGTCATCGTCCACTGGCGCGGGGCCCTCGCCTGCACCACGACCTGGCAGTGGAACGGCAGATTCTTCTCCGCCTGCACCTTCCAGAATTTATCCCGCGTCGGCTGGCCCTTCTCGTCCATCGCCGTCACCAGCTCAAGGCGAGAGGTCATGAGCACCGGGCCGGGGAACTGGCGGCATTGCTGCAAGATTCCGTTCCATGTGGACTTAATCTGATTCCACAGGTCCATGCTGAGGCGAACGCCCTCCTCCGGTACCTTGCGCCCCTTGCTGCGGGCGCGGCGGTTCGCTTCCTCTTGGCCGTTGTCTTGAAGAAGCTGCCAGATTTCAGTCATCGAGTCGATGATGAGCAGGTTGTGCTTGCCCTCAGCCGGGGCCTGCTGGGCGGCCCAGTGGATAGCCCCACGAATCTGCCCGACCGTGCCGTCGTGCTCGATGATTTCAAAGTCAGCGCCGGGCACCGCGCCGTAGGCGTCTGCCTGGGACTCCCCAACCTCAATAAAGAAGGCGCGGTCTACTGACTCCATGCCGGTCGCCTCAACAGCGGCCCACGTCTTACCGGCCCCCTCGATACCTGCAAGGAGCATGAGCGGGAATGATGCTTTGCATGATGGTTTACGTGTGGTGAACTGCATGGCTAGGATTCCTTTCCGTCGGTGATTTCAAGAACCGCACCGGCGGACTGGACGAGCCTGTCTATCGCGGCACGGGCGGCCTTGGTGCGCTTCGGGGTGACTGACATGCGGCTAGTGGATGCTTCGCGGATCTCCCACCCAACCGGAAGGTCGCCGGTGATCTGCCAGTCCTCAAGGACTTTCGCGGCAATTGCGTCCGCATCCTCTTTCACGACAGCGGACTCAAGTAGGTCAGTGCGCCCAACCTCCATGAGGAGGCGAATAATTTCCTCATGGCGCGGATCAGATGGCGCGGGCAGGCCGTCAACAATCTCACGGCCCTGCTCCTCAGCCATAGCGAGAAGCAGAGCGTTATCGGTACAGACCGCTTTCATGCCGGGCGCGGACTTTGACACGCTGCCCAGCTCAAGGCCCTGAGCGTTCTTCACTGTGCGCTTGTCACCGGGGCTCATGTCGCGGGTGATGCTGTCCTTGAACTCCTTGTGAATGCCGTTCAGGCGCTTCAGGACGACGGCCTGGAGTAGGACCTTCTCGTACTGGTCGCGCTCCGTCGTTTCGTGCGCCGACATTGGGGTGTTATCATGTTCGTGCATCGTGTTTAGATTCCTTTCTGCCGATGCGGCCCCTCATTATGGAGTTGCAGCTCCGAGGGGTCTTTTTACGTTTTACGCCGCTGCGAGAAGCGACTGAATTTCAATGTACTGGTCTAAGTCCTGCTTCTTGAAAAAGACTCGGTGGCCAAGTTTGGTTTCGACGATCTTTCCGTCTTTGCGTAGGTTCGCGAGAGTGTTACGTGAGATTCCGCCGAGGTATTGGCAGGCCTCTCTTTGGTTGAATAGGCCCATTCCTTTGTAGGCCATGTGTGTCCTTTCTGCCGTTACGCCTTGCAGGGCGGTACTGGGGTGTACTGTAGTGGCTGGTTTCCCGGCCACACACTGTACTATACAGTACTATCCTGTACTTTGTAAAATCATCGGCCTAACCACTGCTACGCTCAACCTATGACCACACCCCAGCAGTGGCCTGCTGGCCAACTACTCCAACACGCACGCGAACGCGAGGGCCTATCAAAAGCCGAAGCCGCCCGCCGAGCCAACCTATCCGAATCCTGGTGGCGAAGACTCGAAACGGGCGTAAACATCCGCAACGGCAAAAAGATCCCCATAACCCCCACCCCCGAAGCCGTAGCCCGCGCAGCCCAAGCCGTTAACCTCCCCGTAAACCAAATACTCGACGCTGCAGGCTTCGCACCACAACGCGAAGCACCCGAAGAAATACAGGCAGAAGCACAGCAACTCCTAGCCGCGCTTCCAGTGTCACTACAACGTGAAGCCGTCGCCTATATTCGAGGCCTCACCGTAGGTAGCAGGCAAAGCTAAACGATCCGCATACTGCGATAGCGCGACCTGCGCCTGGGCACGTGAAACATGAACATAACCCAATGTTGTATCAATGTGCGACTGCCCAAGAATCACACCAATAACCTGGGGCGGAACACCACACTCCGCTAGTAGCGAAGCGGCAGTATGGCGAGCGGTATGCAGATCAACCTGCGGTAAACCAGCATCTCGAAGAGCAGCTTTCCACCGCAGCAGCGCACGCTCAGGACGAAGCGGAAGCCCCTTTTCTGATAGCCACATCAACCCCCACCGATTAGGCGGCATCGTTTCACAACGGCGCTTAAGTACAGCGTCTAGCGGTGCTGGGATGGGCACATTCCTAACCGACGACGATGTTTTTGGGGATGCCAGAATAAGCGATCCGTGTAGCTCCTCGAAGTCATAATCATGCGGCACATCATGACGACGGGCTGAGCACCGACTCGGCGCTACATTCTTACACCCGCAATTCTCCCCATGTGCCCACCTCACATCCGACAAGGAGCGTGAAAGATCAGCGAATGACCCCACCTCAGAAAAAGTCAAGCACTGCCTACGTAGCCCTAATAGCTCGCCTTTACGCGGCCCCAAAAAAAGAAATGATGACCACAAAGATGACAAGGGATCGCCCTGGCGTGAAGAATGCAGAATGAGATGACGCGCCTCGTCAGCACTCAGTGAGGTGCGTTTACGGGACTTCGCTTTGGGGCGTGGCACTCGACTACACGGGTTGACTTCGATTAGCCCACGATTCACGGCGTCGTTCATGCATACAGATAGAGATGAGCGAATTATCTGCGCTGTCCGCCCGGATACCCCACTGTCACGCACGGCCTTATCTAGCTCTCGGACTTCATCCGGCCCAACCTCCGAAACCTTGTACTTACCTAGCGTGGGGATGATGTAGTTACGGGCATAGCCGCGGTGATTACGTAGGTTGTTTGGAGAAAGTGTCTCCGCTGCGGTGGTTTGCAACCAGCGGTTAACATGTGTCTCTACGGTGATTGCTTCTGGTTTGATGCGCTGCTTTTGTAGCTTGATGAATAGATCATTCCTGCGGCGTAGGCACTCGGATTTTGTCTTGGCTGATACGGTGCGGCGTATTTGCCTACCTTGCCCATCGTAGCCGATTGTTATTGCGGCACGATAGCGTCCGTCTTTTGTCTGGTAGATAGAGCCGGGTGTGAGGTCTTTTGTGGGTCGCATTCTTGGGTGTCCTGGTAGCTAGTTTGGTAGCTGATTTGGTAGCTCAGCTACGGTACTGGATAGTACAGAATAGTACACTAGCGCTATTAGGCTGTTGTGGCAGAATTGGAAGAATTGGCCCCTGTACTGGTACCGGATTGTAACCGGCTGTAAGTTTCCCAAGCTGCTAGCGCGGGTTCGATTCCCGTCGTCGGCTCCAAATGAAAAACAGCGGTTTATCTGCTGTTATGTATATTTCTATGGCCTCATATACCGCCCTGTATTGAGGGTGATTGTAGCTAGGGTTGTAGCTAGAAAGATTAAACGACGCCACTAATTTTACAAGTTGTAAAAAGTGTGTTATAGTGATCATGTACGGCAAGGGAAACGGTCCCAGCCACAACCGGAAAGAGAGTCCGAAATGAGCAACCAGTCACTCACCCCAGAAGAAGCCCTCAAGCGCATGCGCGAAGAAAACCTCCGCGAAGCCGAGGAAAACGCCCGCACCTATGAGGCAAAGAAAACCCAGCAGGCAAAAGACGCCCTCCAAGAACTCGGCACCGCCACCTTGGAACAGGTTCAGCAATGGGGGCCAGCCCACAACATCCGCCCACTCACCCGCGAAGTGGCCATCGAAGCCCTCAAGAAGCTCATTGAAAATGGTGAGGTAATCCAGGCCACCGACCCGGAGACCGGTGAGCCAGCATTCGGCAAGACCTACCGCGGCGCCAAGACCAAGCTCTGGACCCTCGCCTAACCACCAGCCCCACTGTGTGTGGGGCTACCCACCACTTCCACAGAAAAGAGACTGAAAAATGAACCCCACCACGACTTTTGCCAAACTGATCGCCACCAACCCGCAGGAGGATGCGCACGACTTTGAGAATGCTATGGGTAAGCACCTGGGTCTTGAGCCATGGCAGATGACGAACATCCGCGAGGAAGTCCAGGAGCTAGTTCTTGCCACCACTGCTAAGTACATGCGGGCCATGGATGAAGCGCAAAAAGAAATGGGCCTATTGCAGCCAGATGCGGAGACTGAAACGCAGGAAGAATTTATGGCAGAGTGCCGTGAGCTAGCGGCTAGTTTCACCCCGCGTGCACTGCAGGATTTTGATTTCAACGCTTTCGATTTCGACTGGGGGCTGGGTGATTCCGAGGCTGCGGAGCGCGGCGATAACAAGCGCTTTGAAACCAAGCAGGCCATCTACACAGCTGTTGTGGAGCATCTTGTGAGGTGGGAGCCAGCCAACTAAAAAAATAAAGCCCCGCGCTGGGCGGGGCGTACCTCCACGTAAGCGGAGAAGGTGACTCCAAGTCAATCAAATATGAAGTACCTCCGCAGGTGCGGAGAAAGTCACGCCCCTAACTATATACGAGAAGATGAAAAGACGCCACCATGTTCACTATTATTGCCGAAAATAATCGCGTTACCGCTACTGATTTTGAGAGCCTGCGTGCCGCACTCCTCGATGAGCTTTTTAATACTGGCCGGGAGGATTGCGGCCCATGGGAGGATTGGATCGAGGCGGTCTACCCCGCCGATACCTCCGAGGTGGGCGAGGGCTACGAGCCGCCGGTGCCGCGTGAACTCACGCAGGAGAATCTGGAAGCATTCGCCGCGTGGGTATTCGGTACTCCAAGTGCTCGTCTCATCCAGGGTGAGCCGCCAACACCCGCCACACTGCAGGCGATCCATGAGTTTATCGGCTGGTCGCTTGATGATGCCGCCGAAGCTCTCGAGGTCTCCAAGCGCACTTATCAGCGGTGGTTGTCAGGCCACATGGCCGCACCATCACGGGTTGAGGGTGAGATGCGCCGGGCCGCGCACCAGGTTATCGACCGGGCCAAGCACTTGGCCTCCAGCGGCAGCATTGCTTTCAACCTTGATGATGACCCCGCCGAACGCCGCGCACACGCCCTAGCTGAAGTGCTCTATAGGGATTAAAACGCAGAAAAGCCCCCCAATCGCTGACTAAAAGCAGCCCTGCCGCCCCTGAGGTGGTGGGGGTTTCCTTTGCTATACGCATTCTTTGCAACCCGAGTTGACACTGCAACCGAGGTGATATATACTAGGGATGTAAGCAAAAAAGGAGCAAGAAATGACCACCTACTACCGCATCCAGTCCCAGAACCGCCCCGACATCCTTGACCCGGAAAACCAGTTCTCCTATTCCTGGAACGACTTGGGTGCAGACCCACGCCACGGCATCAGCGTCATGGACGACCGCGAAGCCCTGGCAGAGTACATCGCCCAGACTGGCATCCAGTGGGACGAGACCTGGGAGCTTCTCGAGGTCGAAGGCGCCACCTCCGAGGATGAGGACGAGGACGCACACATGGGTGCTCGCCTCATCATCCCCACCGCCATCATCTCCCGCGAGCCAATCGCCGACGGCTTCATGGATGAAATCTTCGATGCCTTCGAGCAGCTCGCCGCCTAACCTCCACCACCTGAAAGGACCCATCACAATGACCACCCAGACCTTTACCCTCCGAGATGTAGCCATCGCCGCCAACGCAAAGCACGGAATGGACACCACGGCAGCCGAGGGCATCGCCCGCACCTACCTTGCCCAGATGGACGCTGAAGACGGCATTGAGCGCGACGAAGACGACCTCACGCAGGACGATTTCGACTTCCTACTAGGCGCTATTGACTCCGCACGCCGCGCTGGAAACCTCGGACTGCATGAGCTAGACGCTGTGGCCGAGGCAGCGCAGGGCATGGAGTATAAAGCCCAGGCGCTAGAGCACGCCCGTGATGAGCGTGACGTCGCTATCCGCGCCGCCGTACACGCCGGGGCACGCGTACAGGATGTGGCCACCGCTGCCGGAATCTCCCGCCAGGCAGTAGACAAGATTATCCGCGCATGAAACCTGGCGAAAAGGACGGGCATGGCCGGTACGGCTACCTCGATGGTGACGATGAGCACATCATCTGCCACGAGTGCGGGGGGCTGTACCGGGCACTAGCCCCGCACCTGATTAAAGCCCACGGCATGATCGCAGCAGAATACAAAGCGGCGCACGGGTTGCCACGCGGCATGGGGCTAGTAGCCCCTGAGACGAGGCGCGCCAAGTCACTCCAAGCCCTAAGCCATGTGGGTACTCCGGAGTGGGATCGGATGGTGGAAAAGCGCGACTCTACAGCCGCGTCGCATGCCCGCACAGAAGAGTCTTTCGTCCCCCGTGGTGTGATTGTTGAGCAGAAAACAGCGACGGCGCGGGCAAATATCAAAGGGGCGAAAAAGCCTGTCACCCGCCGCTGCGTAGTGTGCGACAAACTACTTACTAAGGTACGCCAGCGCGCCACATGCAGCGACAGGTGCTACCGCATTCAGCTGTATGAGCGGACCGCGAAATCAGGCGCGAGGGCGTGGATGGAGCGCCGAGACGCGGGCGAATCACTATCGGAGATAGGACGTAGCGCGGGCGTATCTCATGTGGCGGTGCGGGTGCGGATTGAAAGATTCCGGGCCTATCTCAACTTGTGCGAAGAGCTTGGGCGCACACCTATAGAGTAAAACGACGAAAAGACCCCCACCGCAAGGGGTGAGGGTCAACAGTCACTTCGATTATTTCTGTCTAGTCTCCGGGTATTTCTGCTTAACCCACTCCGGGTACGACATAAACGGAGGCGGCGGCAGCGTCAGGCCCTTATCCACGGCCCAGAACTCCAAGCCGCGCCAGAGTCCAGCAACCCATAGTTGATACTCATGATGCCGGGATTCCTTAGCGCGTAGCTCAGCTACTTCCCTATCGAGTCGTCGGATCGTCTTTTCCATGCGGTCTAGGCGCCGGGCGTCGCTAGCTTCATCCGCAGCGATCGCTTCCTCTTTATGGCGCCGCATAGCGAGGGCCGCCTTGCCAAAGATCCCGCCATAGTCCGCAGCGGCTTTGGATAGTAGGCCTGAGACCAGGGCAAGGATAATCGCGACTGTGATGAGGAATCCGCCGGGGGTTTTCGTATCAGAGAGAAAATCAAGAATCTCCGTTGGTGTCACGCGCACCCTCCCGATTTTTTATCACAGCGATACGGATCGTCAGCGACCAAGCAATAACCGCCCACATGAAAGCGGTAGCAAGATAGCCGGTGAAGAATCGCCAATCATCAATAGGCCCCTGCACGTACACGTCATCAAAGACCATCACAGCGAACGCGCCGTAAATAGCGGCTGCGAGGATGGCCCCGGCGCGAACAACCCGCGGGCACTGCCTTAGCAGCCCGGCAGCAACGATGAGGGCGGCGATAATGCAGGCGGCACCCCACACAATCGGCGGGCTGACATCCCGAACAAGAAAAGCTCCTGCCCCCTGCTTCGGGTTGCCAAGAATGTAGTCCAGGCCGCGTGAGAAAAGTTGGAATGTCAGCGCCCCGATAATGCATTGAAGCGTGCGAGTCATAATCATGCCTCGTTTGTTGTGGGGCCATTGTAGACGGGCAGAGTGGGGGTTTGTGGGGCGGCTTGCTGTTCCCGATACTCTGCTTGTGCTGCTAGGCGCGGCGCCATGCTTGGGGTGACACCATCCACCGTGAGGCGGTTAACCAGCGCGGTGATGAAATAACCGATGGCACCTGCAGCAAAAATCGTCCACGTTGGGGCGTCCGCAAGCATGACTGGCAGCGCACCAGCGACCCACGCTAAAGCCTGTAGGGCGAGCATGATGGAGCCCTTATAGCGTAGCCACCAGGGCTGCTCTTTAAGCTCCGTAGCTACCGCGTCTGCGATTCGCTCCGAGACTGCGTTGACTGCTGTCTGGTTGTAGTGGCGTGCCATTATCGCTTGCCTCCCTTGAGTTCGTTCACGTCGGCTTGGACTTGTGCGAGCTGTACCCTAATCGCCGCGAGCGCGTCCACCGGGGTCAGATTCTGGCCCTGCGCGTTTTGCCCTAGCTGCGCCCAGCCCTTGCCCCCTGGCCCCCTCAATTGCGTCCAAATCTCCTGCAACGCTTGGAATTGGGGGCCGAAAAAGCCGCTAATCCAGTCGGTGAAAAACTTTGTAGTAAGCATGTCTCCTGCTTCCTCATGTTGTGCTGCTTTTACTGGTGCGGCGTACGCGTATCCTTTTGGTGGGATTAGGCTTGCTAGCTGCTCGTGGCTAATCCAATAGCCGTATGGGCTGAACCCGCTGTCTGCTACCCAGTAGCGGCGCCCGCCTCCGTCTTCGCCATAGCCCATGATTGCGATGTAGTGATACACCGTTCCGCCGCCGTACGCGGGGCTAATGGTGGACGGTGCTACCGCACGCGGGTAATTGCTGGGCGGTGCTACGATGTTTGCCACGACGCCATGACCGCCGTTGATTGAACCGGTGATGTCTTCCCACAGTTGCTGCTTTTGAGCCGGGCTTGGCGGGTCATTGGGCATCTCGCGCACCTTATAACCCGCGCCCGGCATGTACTTATTGAGTACCGGAGCAATGAGTCCGATCCAGTCAGTGCCGCCAGTATCCGTTCCCAGTTGTGCGCCGAGGTCGCTCTCCGTAATAAGCTTTCCGGTCTTAGAGCGGATGACGGTCTGGGATGACGCGGGGCCGCAATTGTAGAAAGTATCTTGCCGTACTTGGTCGCGTGGATAATCGAGTACTTTTTCCACTGGTGGTTTACCTCCATCGGGTAGTAGGCGTGCCCCGAATGTCAGGGCTCGGTTGTAGCGGGCACGGCGATCCGCCAAGCCGTTGAGGCCGCCGTTAATAGCCCGCGTAGCCCCCTCCAAATCGCCTGCGTCGGACAGGGCGTTGAGTTGCGGGCGCGCCGCCGTCCAGTAGTAGGTGGCGGCAAGGAATCCCCAGTGCGGTTCTTCTAGACGCTCCGGGTGGGCCTCGAAGTCAATGTCTGTGAGCCCGCGTGATTGTGCCCAGCGAGTGAAAGCACGGTAATTACTGCGGCCGGTCAGCTGAATAGGGCCACGGCCAGCAAATTTCACCCCGTCGCCGCGATACACGTTGCCGAGGTCGCTACGCCCCTCGTACTCCGCGCCGCTAGCAATCTCCCGCATGTAGAGCAGACCTACAGACTCATGGCCAAGCTGCGCACACCACATAGCGGCCCGGTTTACGTTCGTAATTCCGGCCTCGCGCATCGCGTTATTAAACCCATCGATTAGCCGCGTGTAACCGCCGTCAGGCAGATCGCCGCCCATGACCTCACGCAGCGTTTGCGCATCCATAGTTTGCCCTCCTTTGGGCATGAAATTAGCCCCGTGACCAGTGCGGTCAGGGGCCAAGTTAGTTCTTAATCGGGTCGAAAAGATCCGACGTCTTATCCGGCGGGAATTCCGGCAAGGCGGTATGCCCGTATCGGGCGCGGTACGCCCTGCCGTGGCACTCATAAACCATGCCGTGCATTACAAAAATTCCAGGCTCCCACGTACTCATGCGAGCTTCTTCCAGCCAGCCGGGTATGTGTCTGGCTCCCAGCAGTAGCCGTCCATGAGGGATTCCCACACACGGCCCTTATAGATAAATTTTGCGCCCTTCGGGTAAGAATCGTGAGCGCCCGTAGGCTGCCTATAGGCCTCAATCTCTACCTTAGATGCGGCCTCTTCCACGCTGGTAGCTACCGGCTTCTGTGGGGCCTCCACCACGGCGGGTTTCAGCTCCGGGTGTGCTTCCCACATTGCGGCGGCGTCCTCGGCGCGCTGCTCACGCACCGCCTGCTCAATCTCGGGTTGTGCTTCGCGGCGTTGTTGAGGTTACGGATAGTATTTTTCAGTGTGCCCATTAGATGCTCCTCTAGTTGATTGGTGTGCCGTCTGGCGTGTAGAACGGTTCTCGGGTGAGCTGGGTGCCACTAATCATGGAGTATGTGTTGGCTGGTTTTGTGCCGTCGTTGCGGTATAGGCGAACCTCCGCCGGTATAAGCGACGAACACCCAGAAAACATGTCGTTCATGTTGGTGACGTTGCTCGTGTTCATCGGCGGCACCGAAACCAACGACGAACAATCGTCGAACATGCCGCCCATGTCGGTGACGTTGCTGGTATTCATCGGAGGCACCGCAGTCAGCGACGAACACCCAGAAAACATGTTGCTCATGCTGGTGATCTGGGAGGTATCCAGGTCAAACGGCAGTACCACAGCCGTGTCGTACGTGGTGCCGTATTCCACGAGCTTCCTCCGCAGCCAATTTCGCGCCTCAAGTATAGACCGGCCAGCGGGCACAACCTCAACCGGTTTACCCCGAGGCGCCCGTGCAGCCAGCGCCCCGACCTCACGATCTACATAGGCCTTATTAGCTAGCTCGAGCCCCTCGGTCGGGCTGCTGTAGTAGAAAATCTTGCCGTCGCGTTCGCGTCCCTTGATCACCTTGCCGCCGAATTTAGGGTTGCCAGCGTCATTCGACGCATCACTAATATCAGATGAGGTATGCCGGTGTGATGACGGCGGGAAGCTGGTGGGCTTGCCAGTCACGGCATCCCACGATGATGCGCCAGAAGCTCCCGGGTCCCCCTTGGGGCCGGGAGGGCCTTGCGGGCCGGTCAACGAGGGGCTGGTCTTGCCGTTGACGGTGAGCTTGTCACCATTCCACGAGGTGGAATTAGCGATATTTTCCGTCGCGGTGCGCGCCGCCGCAGCCCTATCAGCGTCTTGCTTAGCAGCCGACGCCGATGTCTTAGCCTCCGCCGCGGAACCAGCCGCCGCCTGCTCCGACGATTTAGCCGCAGCGGCAGAATTAGACGCGTTAGTCTCCGAAGTCTTAGCAGCCGACGCCGACCCAGCCGCAATGGAAGCCGACGACGCCGCCACATTCTTAGACGACGCGGCGTTAGTCTCCGACGTTTTAGCCGCCGTAGCGGACTTAGACGCCGCCCCTGCAGACTCGGCAGCCTGCGCTGCCTTACTACGAATCTCCGCCAAATTAGACGACGACTCTCCACGCAAATCATCCCACGCCTGCTTCAACCCGGTAGGGATCGGGACTTGCATAAAATCGTAGCCGTCAAGCTCAATCATCGCCCGGCCAGTGCGAACAATGTCGTCATCATCAACAAATCGTCCCTGCACGCTGCCGCTAAAATCCGCCATAAGGCCCTCCTAATAACGCGCTAAAAGATTATTCGCAGTATGCGACTACGCGCCCGGCGGTCAGACAAACACGGCCTTAATCAGGGTAGACGGTTATATCAAGCGTGTTATAACTCATCTGCAGCGCCTCGGGGGTGCCGTTGAAGATGCGAGAACTTGAAGTAACACGGCATCGCACCGAGTCAATAGAATTAGCAGACAATGGGCCAATCGCCGTAGCACGCACAACCATCGTGCCAGTCCAATCACCCAAACACGTGAGCCTAAACCCACGATCACCAGTGCTATATGGCTCGATACGGAGATAACCTTCTGGGTCAACGTACCGCGGGTTATAACTTGAGTAAGTAGCAAACACGGGGCGCGGGCGTTTACGCTCCGCTTCCTTTTGCACTTCAATCGCTTTTGCGTTCGCTGCAGACAGCGCGGTAGATAACGCCACCTGTTTCTTCAACGCGTCGGCGATCTCATCTTGCTGCGCATCAATCAATTTTTGTTGCGCGTTAATCTGCTCCTGCTTCTTCTGAAACTCCGCCGTAATCTTATTGAACTCGCCCTGCGAACCCCACAACTTCGCTTGTAGCTCAGCTGAATACTCCGCAAAATCCGCTGACTTAACCGTCTTAGCAATCTCATCGGAAAGATCCTTAGACGCCTGCGCGAGCGACTTCTCAACCCGCGCCGCCGACTCATCCGCAATCGCTTTAACAGCACCACGCGGCACCTTACGCGGCGGGGCAAGAAACGCTTTCTTCGCCGCCCGCTCATTCTCTTCAATACGACGCCGCAACCCAGACAACACACCGTTAACCTCACGCCCTAAAATCGGCTCAACCGTGACCGGCTCATTAGCCCCGGCGCGGACACTGAACCCCATAATCACTTCGGATACACGGGTTGTACCATCAACAAAAGACACGCGATCCCCCGGCTTCCAACCCGGCACAACACGACCATCCGGCAGGGTCACATCATTACCAAACACAACAGTTTGATGATGCCCCGGGGTGAACGTCATCGTGGTAGACCCCTGCGACTTCGCCCACTCCCGAGCAATCTCCGACACAGGATTCGCCCCGCCAGTAGACGACAAACTCATGTACTTTTCACGCAGGAAGAACGGCCCCGCCTGGTTAATATCAACTCGTCCGCCCGCTTTAGAGAAAGACACTTCAGTCCCCGAAATAGTGGCGTTAGGCTGAACATCAATATCCAACTGCTCCACCGCGCTAGGCAACCCAGCCGAGGCGGGAAGAATAGCCGACGCCGTAGACTCATCCACGCTCTGAACCGTGCCCTTTGGCTTAAGAACACCAGATTCAAGTGCTGCGATAGTCTGTGCGTCCATCTGCCCACCGGCGATAAGCATCGCTCCGTCTGGTGAGCTTTCCGTAGCAGACCATGCTTTAAGCCCGCCGCCCGGAGCGGATGAGAATACGACGCCGCGACGGTCACGGCCCGCGTGTTGCCAAACTAGGATGCCGGGCGTTTGCTTTTGCTTCGCTCCGCGTGGCTTGTATTTCTGGTTGTCTTTCTCGAACTCTTCCGCGGTGGCGAGATGCCAGCTTATGCCGTCTTTCCATGCGTAAGCGTCGGTGTTTGTGAAGCGTCTAAGCGTCTCATCAACGGATGTGTACAGTGTGCCGTCAACACGCTTCAGAAAACGCTTCTCCACGCACTGCTTAAGGTGCGATGCTGAAACCGCATCGAGAGTACCGGCCTTAAAGTGTGTCACGTAGTGCGGCCTGCCAGCCGCAGCGCCCGGCCCGTTCTCAATCTGCTGCCGCGTCACAACATGCACATTCGCCGGGTCAACCTCCGCATAATAGCCAAGCGGGCGATTAACAATCGTTTCAAACGGGTGGAAACAAACGCCGCTCATTGGTTCCGTTAGCGGCATTGAGTCCTTATCTCTCATGCCCTTGCCAGACCAGGAATTATCCGGGTACGCAGGCGACTGGGAACCGACGGTAACGCCCTTGATACGCGGGCTAGTGGCCGCGTTAGCCCAATAGCCCGCATTTAGTTGGTATTGCTCCCACTGGCGCTCCATAACACCCGCATAGTGCTCAACTGTTCCGTTGCCTGGGATCGGTTGGCCGGGTAGAAGTTTCCGAACCTCAACAAAAGAATTAGACCCCGCCAGGGCGTCCGCCACAACATCCGTGACGTAATCCTCGGTGCGGACTTCAACCTCAACCGGATCGCCGTCATCATCAATCAGAATGTAGGTTGGTAGGCCGGTACGCACCGCGCCGGTAGAAACAAGCCGCTTGGTAATCTTGCCGATGGAGTCCGTTAACGTTTCCGAGGAATCATCAGCCGCAGACACAATCGGGCCGCGAGCCAACATCCGACCAAAGTGCTTATGGTCAGACAGAAACCTCGCAATGACGTATTCGCTGCCGTCATCCTTTTTGCCAGTCTCTACAGACTCAACCGCCCCGTCCCAACGGACACCGTTCATAGCGAATGAGATAGGCACCGGCACATGACGCGCTGAACGTAGCCGGGGCGCCAGCGCATGATCCGCCGACACGGTTACTGACCCCGAAGTCACCGTCCAATCAGCAAGATCGGAAGAGCACACGT